GAACAAACCCAGAACAATGCACACAAAAGTGGCTGACACATAATGTTTCCAATACTATTAATGTTAAGCCAGAAGAGTGGGATGCTGTTACAGATTTTATTTACAATAATCGTCAGTATTTCTGCGGCGTTTCTTTACTTCCAATTGCTGGAGATAAAGATTATGCACAAGCTCCATTCACGACGGTGTATTTACCTAGTGAGCAGATACAGCATTACGGAGACGCGGCAGTGTTTGTAAGCGGTTTAATTGAAGTTGGCCTTTCTCTCTATGAAGATAACTTATGGGCGGCTTGCGATAGTCTTCTAGGCGTTGGCCAAAAGGTCAAAGGCACAGAAAAAGTAGCATACAAAGAAAGATGTCAAAAGTTTGCAGATAAATATATGAATGGCGATCTTAAATTGTTAACATACTGTATGAAAGATGTTTATAATTGGAAAGATTGGTTAGATATGAACCGTGAATATAAAGAAGTAGATTATACTCAGGTTATCGAAGAAGAAAATAACGTAAAAGCAGAGCAAGAGTGGGCCTGTTCTGGAGGATCTTGCGAAATTCGCTAATAAGGAATTAACACTAGGAGAAAATTAATGATGAACTTTGTGGGATTTAAATACTTAACAGAAACTGCTCACGTACCAACTAAATCTAATAAAACAGATGCTGGATTTGATTTATATGCTGATGAAGACAAATTTATATTTGCTAATAAACGAACAACAATTAAAACCGGAATTAGTCTAGACATGCCAGATAATTTGGCTGGTTTGATTTGGCCTAGATCTGGACTTTCGGTGAAGAAGGGTATAGATGTGTTGGCTGGCGTCATAGACGCTGGCTACAGGGGAGAGATCATGGTTTGTTTATACAATACTTCTGATGAAGATGTAGAAATAAAACGTGGGGATAGAATCGCGCAGATGATATTCCAAGAGGTTCCTGTTATATCTTTACAGTTAAGAGAAGAACTGGGTTCCTCACAACGAGGGAGTAACGGCTTTGGCAGCACAGGCAAATAACAACAATCGAAAAAAGCGTCAAGAAAAAAACAAACCCAAAACCAACACGCTGGAGGCTAAAACTGAAAATCAAAAAAACTATATACGCTCTATAATAGAAAATGATGTAGTATTTTGCACAGGGCCATCAGGTAGTGGTAAATCATTTATCGCTGCTGGGTTAGCTTCACAGAAATTGCTTAAAGATGAAATTGATACGATCATTGTTACGCGACCTTTGGTTTGTACTGGGCGAGATCTTGGATCTTTGCCGGGAGAGTTGAACGAAAAGATTAAACCATATCTACAACCAATGGAAGAAAATCTAAAGTATTTCCTTGGTAGAGATAAGTTTGGTTATTATTTTAATCAACGTAGAATTCGTTTCGAACCATTAGAAACTATGCGTGGATCTACATTTCATGAATCCTACATGATTTTAGATGAAGCTCAGAATTGTACACTTGAACAGATTAAAATGTTCATAACAAGAATGGGGAATCATTCTAAAGTATTAATTAATGGAGATAATAAACAGACAGATATATTCAAGAACACTGGCTTAGATTACTGTATGGAAAGATTATCTAATGTTAATGGTGTCGGAATCTCCAGATTAGAGTATCATGACATACAGAGGAATGGAATTATTGGGGCCGTACTTTACGCACTGGAGAGTTAATGTTATATGATTATGGATGCCACAGCTGTGGTGAGACTCTTAAGGATGTTAAACAATCTATTCATGACGAAGCACTAATTAAATGCCCATCATGTGGTCAAGATTCTCTAGAACGAGTACCATATGGTGGGCTTGGTGCTTTTGTAAAAGACGCAAAGACCATAGGGCAAATTGCAGATAAAAATTGGTCTAACATGGGAAGCTATAAAAGATCTGAAATTGAAGCACAAAATAAGCCCAATGCTGATGCCATGAAAAAGAAAGAAGAAAGAAGGGCGATTGGCAAAATGAATGACAAACAAAGAGAAAGGTATATTATAACGGGCGAAAAATGACTGTAAAATACAACAAGGTCGGACAAGAAATACAGGATGGTGACTATGTTTTTGCGGAAGAAATAAATGGTTCCAAACAAACCATTTATAATATCCTGACATATAACAATTCCATATATGATCCAAGGGGTGCTGATAGCCATAGAGAAAAGACACTCAATCGCACTCTTAGAAGAACAACAAAGAAAACATTTGAATACTATATACAATATCTTCAGACAAAGAATCCAGTCTTCTTGAGAAGAGCGGAAAGGAGTTTTATCAATGAGTAAACGTGGGCCATTAAGCAAAGCAGAGACTTTTTATATTGAGAATCACATGAACGAGCAGGGCGTAGAATCTTTGGCTAAAGAATTAGATAGATCTATTTCGTCTGTTGAGAAATATATTAAGAAGATATCTAAAGACAAAACAACAACTTTTGGTAAGGTTGGTGGACAGTTCGCAAGATCTCATGGAGCCGTTGTGATGACCGAGAACGCATCAAGCATGAGCGACAGCAAGAGAAAGATTGGGACGAAAAATAACACTAACTGCGTGGTAAAAATTAAGCATGATTGATGGAATTATAATTGGTAGAGACAATTGGAAAAAAGTATATCGCTCCAAAGTAAATAATTGTAACAAAAAAGCATGGATAATGTGCTTGCTATCTGATGGCACAGAAATATTTTCTGTTGAAGATAATAAAGTAAACTTATTCAAAGAATATTGCGCAAGGTTTAAGAAAAATATTGACAAAATTGGATTGAAATATAGATCTCACGAAGTTTGGCTAGAAGAAGAAGTCAAAGATGGGTTCTATATAGTGAAATCAATTAAGGGTTACATGAACGCAAGCCCAAAACACTGTATTGTTCTTGGTGTTATCGACGGAGGTATTGTTAGAAAAAAAGCATACATGACTCCAGAGTTGATAGTATCATATGAAGACGATGACGAAGTTGAAAAATGTTTTGCAGAGGCATTGATATATAATGACAAAGAGAAGACCGCAGTTATTCAATAAAGAATACCAAAAAGAATGGTCAGAAGAATATAAGTATAAACATATTCATACTGGCGAATATTGTAATTTTGAATCATATCTTGCAGAGTATCTAATACTTAGATGGATTGATGCCTTCAACAAGGAAAAGCCATCATATAAGTTTTGGACTGTCGGAGATAAGTATCATGATATGTTCATGAGAAATATGAAAGCCGCAAAAGGTCTAAAGAAGAAGTTTGAAGAAAAAACAATACTTGAAGCTATTAAGTCCGACTACTTTAAAAATGTATACCACGTTGGACTAAAAGCATATGGGCCTAGAGGATGGAAGTATAATCAGGTTGCACTTCAGGCCATAAAAAGCTATCATAGTGAGCAGAAGGATTTGAAGAAAGCAGCAAAGCAAGCAAAGATAAGTCAAGAAATAGAGGTCAAAGAAGAAAAACCTTTAGTAAGAAGAACAAAGTCTAGTCCAAGCAACAAACAAAGTATGATAAACAAATTGAGGAATCTATGAGTAAAGTAAAAAAGAAAGCAGTTAACAAATTTGAAACTGACATGGTAAGCAACTCTGTTGTAAGCAAGTACGGCGACGTTGTTCGTAGCGGCACAGAAGTTTTAGAAGCTATAAATAGTCTGCAAGTGATTGGCGTTTCGCCAGCACTAGACATTGCCTTGGGTGGCGGTTTACGGGAGGGAAGTGTGGTAGTAATGACCGGAGATCCCAAGTCTGGAAAAACTACAACCGCCCTTCATTTTGCTTCTAAGTGCCAAGCTTTAGGTAAGCGTGTAATCTATGTCAACACAGAAGGTAGATTATCACGCCAGAACTTTGACGGCATTAAGGGGCTAAAATCAGACAATATATTGATTGTAGAATCTACTGATGATAAAATTCTATCAGCAGAAGACTTCCTTAATATTATTGAATACTACATCAACAACGATCCGGGTTGTTTAATTATTGCTGACTCATTATCCAATATGGTTCCATCCTGTGAACTAGAGGGAGAAGTTAGGACAGGTGTACGTAACGCACTACCAAGGTTACTGTCCATGTTCTTCAAGAGAATTAGTGGAACATTAATGAAGAATAAGATTATTCTAACATGTATTACTCATAATATTGCTAACACTGGTGGATCACCATACGCTCCATCTAAAATGGCTGACTGTGGAAACATGTTACAGTACCAAGCTGGAACCAACATGGTGATTACTCATAGAGGTAGATGGCAAGTTCCAAAAGACACTGGGCCACATGTGGGACAGATTGCAAACTGGTCAATTAAAACTTCGTGTGCTGGTGGAACTCCCAATAGCACAGCTGAAAGCTGGATTAGATATGGAGTTGGAATAGATGAAACTCAAGAAGTAGTTCAGATTGCATGTGAGTTTAGACTAATTAAAACCGCTGGCGCTTGGTATACAATTCAGTGCGCCTTAGACGATATTCAGAATCCAACTATCCAAAAACTCCTGAAGGACAATAACGTTGGAGATAAAGAAGAAGATATCGAAAGATTTTTTAAATTCCAAGGTGCTAATAATACCCTTGAGTTTTTAAATGAAAATCCCGATATGTCATCATTCATTTACGATAAGATTAAGGAATTATTTTAATGGCTCAAGTAGATCTAACCAAGACAGAGGCTTGGAGAATACTGGACGCTCTACAGGTCTACAAGAAAGATTACGAACTTCCAGAATCTGCAAAGAAAACAATAAGATCTGCCGAAAAGAAATTAAAGAAGGTAGTTAATGAATAATAATATGTGGCCAAAGTTTATTGGACTATTGACGGTGTGGATAATTCTCTTTATTTATTTTTATAGACCAGAAAAATGATTAATATATTTTATATATGCATAGGCATATTGCTAGCTAGATTTATAGAATGGATTTTGTATGAAAGTTATAGGCTTAAATGGCAGAGAGTACGTTTGGAACTTAAGCGGATATTCTGTTGCCGCCAACGACAAGCGAAAGAGATCAAAGTACCACGTTCGCGCAAGAGAAGTCTTGAAGACTGTCTTCCATAGCTATAGAATACTTGAAGAAGTTAAACTACCGGGAAGTACGCCAAGTCACAGAAAGGGAGTTCTGTATTTAGATTTTTATATTCCACAGATAATGCTAGCTATAGAAGTTCATGGGCAACAACATTATGAATTTACTCCATTCTTTCATAAGACAAAAGCAGATTTTGTGTTGGCAAAAGCCAAGGATGAGGATAAAATAGAATGGTGCAAGTTGAACAAGATTGATTTGATTGAGTTGAAATATTCAGATACAGATGAACAGTGGAGAGAACAAATTGAAAACAGCTAAAGAAACTATTGAAGATTTTGTTGCAAAGCTGGATGAATTCACGAACGAAACAAATACTAAGTTTGCTAGTTTTCGTGAAGAGTTTTTGCTTTACGCTAATATGTCTCAAAGCAAGATGAATGAATTAAATCAGCAAGAACTTTTCGATGTAGCGTTTTTGCTATACAGCTACGCCTCTTACATTCAAGATCAAATCAACAGGCAAAAGGTTGTATACGACTTATGCAACGATCAGCTTCAAAAAATGGTGGCAAGAAACAACGAAAGGTTTGGCCCATATACTAAACATGAAGCCAAGATGCAACTTATCGTAGTAGATAATGAATACGCTAACGCTATAGATGGGTACAAACAAATAGCCTGTGCTAGAATACAAGAGCTTGATGGAAAAGTTTATGAACTCAAGCGCAAAGCAGACATACTAACAGAAAAAGGAAAGAGACTATGAACCTAAAAGCTTTTGTTGAAACACTAAGTGTTGAAGAAAGAGGACAACTTCTAAGTATACTCACAAGTCACCTAGACACTGTTGAGACGCCAACCCCAACGCAAAAAGAAGCTGTTAACGAAAAGCCTCAAGCAGCAAAATCAAACATAAACGAAGACTTTACCATGAATACCAGCAACAGCATTAAATCAACTAACAAGAGAATACCAGTTCAAGCAAGAAAAAACACTTGGTCAGACACTGGTGAAGACAGGCATATAGAAACGCCAAGCGTAACAAGAACACCAAGGAATAGAAAGCCTCCAGCTAAAAAAGATGTTGTTTGTAGCGCCTGTGGCAAAAAGGATAAAGTTAATTCATCTTTAGTTTATGGTGAATATTACAGGTGCGAGAGATGTGTAGGTAAATAATGAAAGAAAAGCTTGTAGATGTAGGATCTGAAAGAGCCATACTTGCAGCACTATGCCAATACGGCATAGATGCCTACGTTTCTGTGTCTGATATCATTACAGAAAATTCTTTTGTTAATACCAATAACAAGATTATCTTCAAGTGTATAGATCACGCACTTAAGAATGATCAGTCTCCAGATGTGGCCTCTCTGTTGGCAGCAGCGGAGCAGCTAGATGTTATAGAAACCATAAACACACCACAAGAACTCAAGTATATCTCTTCTTTATACGAATTTCCAGTTGATGAAAGTAACACGTTAAAGTTTGCTGCCCAGTTAAAGAAGTTTGAGTTTGCCCGTAATATCAAAAAGTTAACTACCAAAATCCACAAGAAGGTAGACGAAATAAATGGAACGGAAACAATAGATGAGATTATCAATATATTAGAAAATCCCGTCACAGACTTTCTCAGGGAAGACAGCGGAACAGAACACCCAGAAAAAATTGGACTTGGAGTAGAAGATCATGTTGAATTCCTCAAGCAGAATAAGTGTGATATCATTGGTATACCCACGGGATTCAAGAGATACGATGAAGCCATTGGTGGTGGTTTGCGACGTAAATGCGTTGATCTTGTTTCAGCAAGACCAAAAGTTGGCAAGTCAGTATTTGCTGACAACGTTGCCCTTAACGTATCATCAATTGGAATTCCCGTATTAGTTCTAGACACCGAGATGTCAAAGGAAGATCATCTCAATAGATTAATAGCTAATATTAGTGGAGTTCCTATCAATGAAGTAGCAACTGGTAAATTTGCTGACGATTCACAAAAAGATGACAAAGTAACAACGGCAATGAAGCAATTGTCTTCAATCCCGTACAGCTATGCTAGTGTTGCAGGTAAGCCATTTGAACAAATATTGAATCTAATCCGACGATGGGTGACTCAAGAAGTCAAGACAGACGAAACAGGTAAAACAAATGAATGTTTGATCATCTACGATTATTTAAAGTTGATGTCATCGTCATCTATTACAAACAATATCCAAGAATATCAGGCGTTGGGATTTCAGATTACCTCTCTTCATAATTTATGCGTTAAGCTAGACATACCTTGTCTATCCTTCGTGCAATTGAATCGTGATGGAATAACACAAGAAAGCACTGCTTCTGTCAGCGGTTCTGATAGATTAATATGGCTATGTACATCGTTTAGTATATTCAAAGCTAAGTCTCCAGAGGAACTAGCAGAAGACGGGCCAAAGTCTGGAAACAGAAAGTTAGTTCCAATCGTTTCTAGGCATGGCGCTGGGATGGATGACGGTGACTACATCAATATGCAAATGAATGGATCACACGCAAAATTATTAGAAATAGCAACAAGAAATGAATTAAAGAATAATCCAACTGGTGATACTGGTTTAATAGATACTGACGCATTAAGTAAGTTGAGTAAAGATGGACTTGAAGAAATTGAAACAGACTCTGAGTGACAACCACTTAGATGTATTTAAAAAGCTTGGAATGAACTGTGAATGTTTTGGTGATAACATTTACTGCGTCTGTCCCGTGCATGAGGGCAGTGACAACCCAAGAGCATTCTCTTATTCTGCCGACAAAAAAATATGGAAATGCTGGACAAAAGAATGTCAGGAACATTACAACAATGACATATTTGGCTTAATTAGGGGCGCACTGTCAAATCAGCGTGGATCAGAAGTAAACTTTTCAGAAGCCTTGCAGTGGATTACAAGCAACTATAAATGTGATAGATCTTATGTTGCAAAACCTAAAGTAGAGGTTGAGTGTGAACTATCTAATACTATAGATATGCTTAAGAGGAAGTCATACACAGATAATAGTAAAGAAGTAGATTTAGTATCTTATGACATACCATCACAATATTTTTTGTCAAGAGGTTTTTTAGACAGCACACTTTTGCACTTTGGGGTTGGAGACTACTATAATAAAGGTACGCTAAACGAAAGATCTATTATTCCTATTTATAATGACGATGGATCTAGTATCATTGGAGCAACCGCAAGATCCATAAAATCATATAGAACCCCGAAGTATTTGATATATCCAAAAGGTTTTGATAAAACATCTTATTTCTACAATTACCACAGGGCCATACAGAAAGCAAGAGAAACTTCTACACTGTTCATAACAGAGGGTCAGGGCGATGTGTGGAAGATGTATGAATCTGGAGTAATAAATGCTGTTGGTCTATTTGGTAAAACGCTATCAGAAAAACAAGAATACAAATTAAACAAGATGGGAATAACACACGTTGTGGTATTACTTGACAACGATCAGGCAGGAAGAGAAGCAAAAGTAAAAATCAAAAGACAGCTTGGTAGAATGTATACAACAATTTTCCCTAAATTAATTAAGAACGATGTGGGGGATATGACTATCAATCAAATTAAAGAGACTATCTTGAGCAACCTGAGAGGAATGTACTGATGGTAAAAATTATTGGAATATCTGGAAGGAAACAGTCTGGCAAAAACACAGTCGCTAATTATATTATTGGTGATATATTGAAGTCTCAGGAAATGATACAGGATTTCGTTATCAATAACAATGGCGAGCTAGAAATAAAAACATCAGATTCTTCTGGTCATGTTGGGTGGGGAGTATTTAACGTACTTAGACATGACGAAGAATTTATTTCATATGCAGAAACTCAGCTTTGGCCCTATGTGAAGATATACCATTTTGCAGACTACTTAAAGAAGATATGCGTCGATCTTTTTGACCTAACACCAAAACAAGTATATGGAACAGATGCTGATAAAAATGCCGACACAGAATATGATATGACGGCAAGAGAATTTCTACAATATTTTGGCACTGATGTCATGCGTAAAATAAAAGATACAGTTTGGGTTGATTGTACAATTAAATCTATTGACAAACAACAGCCAAAAATAGCACTGATACCAGACGTTAGATTTCCAAACGAGGTTGACGCAATACATCGCGCTGGAGGAACTGTCGTTAGACTAACAAGAGACGTTTACAAGTCAGATCATAATTGTGAAACTTCGCTAGATCAAAATGTGTACAACTGGGATAACTTTGATCACATCATATACAATGATTCTTCGGAATTATCTGATATGCTCACAAGTTTAGATTCATTGAAATGGCTATGGAGATAACATGTTAATTACTTATATCAGATCATCGTCTTACAACAACTACGCATATTGCCAGATGCAATACTTTATCACTTATGTTCTTGGGCATAGGTCTGTAAGTGGCAAAAAAGCAGAACTTGGGACTATTGTTCATAAAGTCATGGAATGTTTGGCTGGACTAAAGAAAGCGGACCAAGACGCTAGCGCACGTACCAAAAAGCTAAAAATAAAAGACGATGCCCTAAAAGAAGTATCGTGTCTTAGAAGTGAACTACATTCTGAAGATCTTGTTTCTAGGCTGCTTGATGAAAGCTTCAAGTTTTACACAAGCACATCGGTTCACTCTTGGGACATGTCAGATAAACATATGTGTCATAATCTAATATGGAAAACTCTAGAATATAACCAAGGACAATTTGATCCAAGGAAGCGAGACATCCTAGCACCAGAGCCTCATTTTGATATACCAATTGAAGAAGATTGGGCCAAATTTGAGTATAAGATGCCAGACGGAAAGACTATCAAGGGACAGTTGGCAATTAAGGGAACTATTGACCTTGTAACAACGATAGATAAAGACACAATAGAAGTAATCGACTGGAAGACAGGGAGAAGATTAGATTGGGCAACTGGCGAAGAAAAGACATACGAAAAGCTATGTTCTGATCCACAGCTGTTATTGTACAACTATGCAATTTCCAAGCTTTTTCCAGAATACAAACAGGCAATTATGAGCATCTTCTTCATTAAAGATGGTGGCCCATTTAGCATGTGTTTTGACAAGTCGGACCAGCGAAAATTCCTTGATATGTTGAAGGACAGGTTTCAAGAAATACAGCAAAATAATGCCCCCAGACCCATTTCAAGCGACAGAAGTAACTGGAAATGCACAAAATTATGCCATTTTTGCAAAAACAACTGGCCGGGAACAGACGAAAATATGTGTATGTATATAGAGAAGCACCTTAAAACGAATGGTATGGATGATACAATAAAACATTGCACAAGTAAAGGTTTTGATATAGGATTTTACGAGGCTCCGGGGTAAAAAAATGGAAAAATTATTAACAATAGGAATGGCAACATATGATGATTTCGACGGTGTGTACTTTTCGGTACAAGCGTTGAGGCTATATCATGAAATATGCAAATCTAATGAAGTGGAAATTGTTGTTGTTGATAACAACCCACAGGGCCAACATGGTAAATCTCTTAATTCTTTTAAAAATTGGGTTCCTAATATAAGGTACGTACCATTCACCAACAAGAAAAGTACAGCGGTAAGAAATGAAATATTCAAAAATGCAAACGGTAAATATACCATATCAATGGATTGCCATGTTTTATTTCTACCAAATGCTATAGATTCTCTGTTAGAATATTATTCAAAGAACCCAGACTGTAAAAATTTAGTTCAAGGACCAATGATTTATGATAATCTCACTGAATACGCAACGCATTTTAAGCCAACTTGGGGTGGTGATATGTATGGGCAGTGGGGAACGGACAAGGAAAAGTGTGAAAAGGGAGAACCTTTTGACATACCAATGATGGGACTTGGAACATTTTCTTGCGAAACCAAAAACTGGCTTGGGTTTAACGAAGCCTTTAAAGGTTTTGGTGGAGAAGAAGGTTATATACATGAAAAATTTAGGATCAACGGAGGAAGATCTTTGTGTCTACCATCGTTTAAGTGGATACATAGATTTGAAAGACCAAACGGTGTAAAATACCCACTGGCCTTAGAGGATAGAGTGTGGAATTATTTTGTTGGATGGCTAGAGCTACACAAAGATCCAGAACACGAAATGGTAAAACAAATATATTCGTGGTTCAGCAATAGACTGCCACCAACAGTAATAGATAAAATTTTCGAAGGTGCTAAACAGCAAACAAACCTATAACAAAGGAGATACTGATGCCCATTCCATCGCGAAAAGACGGCGAAGATAGAAAAGCCTTTTTGTCAAGATGTATGTCTGACAACAAAATGCAAGAAGAATACAAAGACAACAAACAAAGAGTTGCTGTTTGCTTAAGTAAAGCAAGCGAGGGGCTAGACGTAATTGGACAAACTGATTTTAAGTTTTACTTTGAAGAGTATGGATCAGAAGAAGAGTTAAATGAAAACAACTTTTATTGCCCAACAGAAGCAGAATATGAAGACTTTGGTGAAGAAACAGAGGAATGGGATATTTCTGTTGCCAAGCCGGGACTTTGGGAAAACATTAGAAAGAAAAAAGAACGAGAAGGTAAAAACTATAAGCCAGCAAAGAAGGGCGATCCAGATCGTCCAGACCCAGAAGCTTGGAAAAAGGCACAATCCCTTTGGGAGAAAACGGTATCTGAATATGAAGAAGGTCAGATGCAGAGAGAACAATTAATGAAGATGAATGAGCAACTTTCTGAAATAGCGAGTATGCTAGAAGGTGTAGAATTTGAAGATTGGACAAAGGATATGATTTCTAAATCAGAGATTTATATTCAGAATATTTATGACTTCGTAGAAGCTCACAAGGGTTATGCAGCAGAATATCAGGGTAGAAAAGTACAGCTTGGCAAACCATTTAGAACGCCAAAGGGTCCAAAGAAGTTTAGCGTCTACGTTAAGAATGATAAAGGTAACGTAGTAAAGGTAAACTTTGGTGATCCGAATATGAAGATCAAGAAAAATATTCCAGAAAGAAGAAAGAGCTTTCGTGCCAGACATAATTGCGATAACCCCGGACCGCGATGGAAAGCAAGGTACTGGTCATGTCGAGCTTGGTAAAAAAAGGGAAAGAACACTTAACAGAAAATAAGATGACCTACTGTGAACATTGGCGGTTCGCAGTGGGTCATGGGTTGGGGTGCATTAAAGCCGGTTTATATCTATGTATACATGGATTTTTACCATGCTTCTATCGTCACGCTGGAAGCAAACTTGTTCATAGACTAGAAAAAGATTTTGTAGAGAGAGAAAATGAGCTTAATAAATAGAGTAGATGCTATTATAGGTAAAAAAGATATTGACAAGGTTTCATACCTTGAAAATAAAGTTTCATACGACGATGAATTATCTATCTTGGATATAGATATCAAAACCATTTTACCTGAACCCCCAAAAAATAGCAGTCAGAAAACAAGAAAAGAATTAGAGCTAATCTCTGAAATGACTGAATCTAGGACGAGAAAAGAATTAGACCTAATCTATATAGTAGATAACGAACCGCTTGAACTATTTGAAAACTTTCTTCAAGCAAAAAATTTGCCATTTCCACACATAACTTTTATTGATTACTATAATGTGCTAGAACAATATATCTATGCACTAAAATATTATTTCAATAGAGCTAGACCAGAACAAGTAGCCCCATATTACAATCTAGATATAGATATCTTGTACACGGATACTCATCAAACTCCATCTTATCCAAGTGGGCATACTATGTATTCTGAACTTGCCGCGCACATTGCGTCTGAGAAATATCCAGAATACAAAGAAGACTTTTTTGAGTTGTCAAACTATTGTGGACTTGGTAGAATACTACAGGGTGTACATTATCCATCTGACAACGCCGCTAGCAGATTAGCTGTAAGTAAATTGTATCCATTGATAAAGGATTATTTAAATGAGCAAAACGGAGCCAATAAAACGCCCACTGACAGATAACCCAAGACCAAGCACGAAAGAGCCAAAAAAAAGGCCACTATAAACTAAATGAAAACATTTCTAGTTGTAGGCTTGGAAAGCTCTTGCACAAAATTTGTTTCAAATTTGCTAGCATTAAATTTGAATATTATTGATAAACCATTAATACGTTGGGACGGAAATGCCCCAATTGAAAATAATCAGTACAAGGTAGTACATAGAAGTTTGCCACATTGGCAAAGAGAAAATTTTATTTCTTTAGAATATGCATCGTCATTTGATAATATAATAATTTGCACTAGAGATTTTTATTGCTCACTGATAAGTAAAAATAAGATACACCAGCTAGACAAAGAAAAAGCCAAGTTAGAGCATGAGCGAGGCGTCTTATTGCTAAAAGAAATATTTAATTCACTAGAAGATAGGGTTACAATATTTTCATATGAGTCATCATTCTTGCTTGGCGACTCCTATGTTAAAAAATTTTTACGCAAATTTCAAATCAATAACTATAACAAAGTGGAAATTCTGGACATTAACAGAAAGTATTTAATAAATGAATCACATATTTCAAAATAATAACTTTGGTGAAAATTGGTTTAGTTATCCTAAACTATATACTGATTTTGTTAAAATCGCTGCCGACAACTCAAAAATAGTGGAGGTAGGATGTTGGAAGGGAAAAAGTGCCGCCTACATGGCTGTAGAGATTATTAATTCAAAGAAAAAAATAGACTTCTATTGCGTTGATACTTGGCTGGGTTCAGATGAACATCAATCTGATAAATATGTAAAAACAAATTCCCTATACAATCTTTTTCTATCTAACATTGAACCAGTAAAACATGTTATTCATCCAATTAGAAAAAATTCTATAGAAGCATCAAAAACATTTGAAGACTGTAGTTTAGATATAGTTTTTATAGATGCTAACCATTCATACGAAGCCGTAAAAGAAGATATATTACATTGGATGCCAAAAATAAAGAAAAATGGAATAATGGCTGGACACGATTATCATCCAACTTGGTCTGGTGTAATTCAAGCCGTAAATGAAGTTATAGGTAAAGATAAAATTGAACAAAGAGATGGGTGCTGGGTTTTATGGAAAAAACAATAACTATATCCTTATATAATAGGCCAGATTATACCAGAAGAACACTTGAATATCTTTTCAGCTGCCATGGAGTTGAAGATTATGATGTTTCTATTTTTATCGAACCAGTTAGACAAGAAGTAATTAATATAGCAGTTGATTATTCAAAAAAATTCAAAAACATAAATGTGTTTGTTAATAAAATAAGATTAGGGTGTAGTCGGAATATATTTCAATCATTGAGCTATGCATTTGATAAATTACACAGCAGCTTCAATATACACGTTGAAGACGACGTATTACTAGGAAAAGATGCTCTGAATTATTTTGATTGGTGTAACCAAACTTATTACAAAGACGATGATGTATTTACTGTTTCATCTTACGAAAGATCACAAATAGAAGACAAAGATCAAACAAATTTAGTAAAAAGACATTGCTGGTTTATCCCTTGGGGCTGGGCAACTTGGTCTAACAGGTGGCAGGGTGGTTTTAAGAAAGAATTATTGGATAAAATTTCTCAAAAACAATACGAAAGCTGGGATTGTCACACTAATAAAATTAGAAATGGTAGATATGAGATTAGACCAGTAATTGCAAGATCTCAAAACATAGGAGCAGAGGGTGGAATTCATGTTCCAAGCGCTGCATGGCATAAAAAAAATCAGTATAATGACTATTGGATAGAAAGTATTGGTGAATACGTAACACATTTTGAAGAATTAATTTGAAAGGAAATACTTTGAACTGGTATCCATTGCATAATTTTACACATTACAGTTTGCTTAAAGGATTCTCAAAACCATCTGAACTTGCTAAGATCTGTGCTGATAATGATTATCCAGCATGTGGTATTGCAGATTACAAATCTATCTCTGGTTGCGTATCTTTTTTTCAGGCTTGCAAGAAGGTTGGTGTTAAGCCAATCCTTGGCTGCTCCTTTGATAACACTACAGTTTTTGCTAGAAATAAAAATGGCTGGTTTGACTTAATAGAAATGGTGTCATCTCTAGATGAAGATGGAAATGTTAATACAAAATTCTGTCAAGAGATTATGTCGAGAGATAATCTTACGGCCATAAGTAAAGACGTTAAGCCAAGCTACTATGTTGACTCTAATCAGGCTGGCTTACATAGGGTGTTGTTATGTTCAGCATTAAAAACCACGCTGCCCAAAATACAGAAACAGCTTCGCAAGAACGAACTGGACGGGGCCGTTTCGCAATACTTTACACATGATGACAAATGCATACAACCTGTCTCAATAACAAAAGAATTGCAACATATCTATGAAGTCTGTGAAGATTATGATATACTTAGTGGCCCAATGCTGCCAAAGTTTGACTGCCCAAACGGCTTATCAGAAGAAGAATACCTGAAAGTTCTGGCTAGAGAAGGTTGGAAAAAACACCTTATTGATACTGGTAAGGTGAAAAAGCCAGAAGACAAGCAGAAATATCTAGATAGATTTAATACAGAACTACAAGTCATTAAGGATGCTAATCTATTCGGCTACTTCTTGATTGTTCAAGATATAATTAGATACGTTAATGAGTCTGGATGGATGAGTGGACCGGGACGAGGATCTGCTGCTGGGTGCTTGATATCATACCTAATTGGCATTACTCAAATTGATCCAGTAGAATATGATTTACTATTCGAAAGATTTTATAACGCTGGTAGAAATACTGGTGGTAATATATCGTTGCCAGATATTGACATGGACGTTCCCGGAAAGAAACGGGATGGTGTTATTGACTATCTAAAAGATAAATACGGCAAAGATCACGTTAGCCAAATGATTACGTTTGGTAGACTTCAAGGTAGAAGCGCAATAAAAGAAGTTCTTCGGGTAAACGATGCTTGTTCTTTTAGCGAGATGAATGCTATAACAAAGAGTATTCCAAACGAAGCTGACATTTCAGATCAACTGGCAGATATGGACGATGAAGATAGGTCTATTATTCGTTGGTCGTTATTGAATCGTGCTGACGAGTTGAGAGATTTTTGTCACATTCTGGAAAATGGAAAACTAGAAGGTGATTATGCACAATATTTCCAACAAGCTATAGATATTGAAGGAACTTTTAAAACACAGGGCAAACATGCTGCTGGTGTTGTGATTTCTAAAGAACCGCTTCACACCGTGTGTCCTATGGTAAAACAGAAAGGATCAACTGAAAAGATCGCTGGATTGGAAATGGCAGATCTAGAAGCGCTAGGTCATGTAAAATTTGACGTTCTAGGTATTAATCTCCTAGACAAACTTATGAAAATAAAGGAATTAACTAATGGCAAATAGAGACTATATTGTATTTGACTTTGAAACTGGATCTCGTAATCCTCACAAGACTCAGCCAACACAAATTGCTGCTGTTGCTCTGGATGGTAGAAACTTATCGCTAAAAGGAACTTTTAATAGCGAAATAAAGCCCATACTGGACGACGACGAAGCTATTGCTACTGGGGTAGATCCAATAGAAGAAGGCGCACTGAGGGTCACTGGAAAGACCAGAGAGGCTTTAGCACAAGCACCGTCACTTAAGTCTGTATGGACTAAGTTTTGTAAATTTGTTGATCAATACAACTGGAAGGGTGAACCTTTCTTTGCACCAATCCCAGTTGGTTATAATATCATCGGTTTTGATATGCCAATTATTAACAGGATGTGCGAACAGTTTGGACCGTGGGATAAATCAAGATCACAACAGAAATTGTTTAGTAAGGTATATAAAGTAGATTTGATGGACAACATCTTTATGTGGACCGAGGGTGATCCTAGCTTTAAATCTATCAGCATGGATTCATTACGTGAACGTATGGGTCTTAGCGGAGAAAATGCACACGACGCCTTGCAAGATGTCAAGGACACTGCTAATATCTTCATAAAGATGCTCAAGACTCATCGAGCAGTATATCAGAATATTGAATTTGACAAGGCGTTTGCAAACGGAGGATTGTATGTCAAATAATCAACTTATGTTTAATCTGTATTGCGAAGACGAAGTAATTTCCGCGATAGAAGAACAAGAAGAAACCAAGGTATGTAACAAATGTGGACTTGATTTACCAGTTTCTGAATTCAGTTTCCACAGCGCTAGCAATTATCTTAGACCAGAATGTAAGAAATGTAACAACATTTTAAGCAAAGAACGTAAGCGTCTAAGGGATGAGAATCCACCACCAGACGAAGACCACGTTTGCCCAATATGTCAAAGGTCTGGGAAGGAGTGCGCTGGCGAAGGAAATAGTAAGAATGGGCCTTGGGCTTTGGATCACTGTCATTCAACAAAAGAATTTAGGGGGTGGCTGTGCCATAAATGTAACAGGGCAATAGGTTGTTTTAATGATGATAAGGAGTTGCTATTAAGCGCATTGAAGTATTTGGAAGGTTGAAATGAACTACAACGATAAGAAGACTTGGGCATTATTTGCAGAAGGTAAAACTAAGGGTATATTTCAGCTAGAAAGTAATCTTGGTAAATCTTGGTCAAAGAAACTTGCGCCAAACAGTATTGAAGAACTGTCTGCGTTGATTGCCATTATTCGCCCCGGATGCCTAAAGGCATACGTGGATGGTAAATCTATGACTCAGCACTTCATTGACCGCAAACACGGTCGTGAGGACGTTACATATTTACACGAATCGCTAGAAGAAATATTAGCACCAACATATGGCGTCCTTGTCTACCAAGAACAATCTATGCGTATTGCCCAAAAGATTGCTGGCTTTAATCTACAAGAGGCAGACGAGCTTCGTAAAGCCATTGGTAAAAAGAAAGCCGACCTTATGGCCAAGGTTAAAAAGAAATTCATAGCTGGAGCTAAAAAAGCTAAACTTGTTACAAAAGAAGAAGCAGAAGAAATCTTTGGGTGGATTCAAGCTTCGTCTAGATATGCATTTAACAAATCTCACAGTATTTCATACGCAGTATGCTCTTATTGGAGTGCGTATCAAAAGGCTCACAATCCAGAAGAATTCTTTTTGTCATATCTTTATTACGCCAACGAAAAACAAGATCCTCATCAAGAAGTGTACGAATTAATTTCAGAAGCAAAACTGTTTGACATTAAGGCAAGAACACCAAGTTTAGCAAACTATAGCGAAAAGTTTATTGCCAGAGGTGACAAGATTTACTTTGGAATCAAGGACATTAAATCACTTACTGGTAAAACTGGAAATAAAGTTACAGATGCAGTAAAAGAAGTTGAAGAAGAATTAAACAAGAAAATGACAGAGTTTACTTGGTTAGAAATACTTCTGTTCTTTGCTCCGAAAATTAACTCAGTTGCATTTAAAGCTTTATCTTCCATTGGATTCTTTAGAGATTTTAAGGGGTCTGTTTCAAGAAACAAGGCTCTTTATGATTACGATATATACAGAACTTTGACAAGCGCAGAGCAGAAGTGGCTTATCAATCATTACGAAACAAAGAAGTGGGAAGATCTTGTGTCCGCACTTCAAGATTTAGCTCCAACAAAAAAGGAGGGCGGTGGAACAACTAAGCAAGAAAGAAAACAGATAATAGAAAATGAAATCCAACTGTTAATTGAGCCTCCATACGACCTTGAAGATGAAGCTAGCTGGATTATTGATCAAGAAACCAAGTTCTTGGGATGCCCAATAACCATTTCCAAAATAGAAACAGCAGACACTTCTTCAGCAAACACTACTTGCAAAGAGATAATTAACGGTAAACACGGTAACGACATTTGCGTTGTTGCAAATATACAAAGAATATCTGATTACAAGATTAAAAAGGGCGACTCTAAAGGCAAGATGATGTCATTCTTAACAATAGAAGATGACACATGTATACTTGATAGTGTTATTATTTTCCCAAGCGTAAAGGAGAAATACAAGTATATATTGTACGAGGGAAATAATCTGATATTTTGCGGAAAAGTAGAGAAAAAGGACACATCCTTAATTGTTGAAAAAATTCACGAAATTTAAGTTGTCTTGTGCGACTGTACAAGCTAATATACTAAGATAGGAGATGATATGAATAATTGTTGTTTTAATGGATATCTTGTTGAAAACCCCGTAGTAGAGTTAGTCAACGGCGTTGCTGTTGCTAACTTAATAGTCGTGGTATATAATTACAGAAAGACAAAAAGTACTGGAGAAAAGAGTAGAATACCAACATATTTGCAATGCGAAGCTTGGCATACTGGTGCTGAAATACTTGAAAGATTTGCAACAAAGGGTACAAAGATTACATTTAACGCCACAGCAAAAAATGTTTCTAAAGATGATGATCAAATTGTCTTCAGGATAAATGAATTTGATCTATGTCATCCAGAATTTGAGGACTAAAATGAGAAAGAAAAGAATACTATTTTGCAGTGAGTCTACTTTTCTTAACACTGGCTATGCTACATATACCAGAGAAATATTAAATTATTTACATGGCACTGGCAAGTATGAAATAGCAGAACTTGGTAGTTATGGACATTCTGGTGACGAGAGGGCTGCAAATATACCTTGGAAATATTACGGCGTAATGCCGCATCCGTCGTCTCCACAAGATGTTCACAATAGATATAACTCAACTCCAACGAATCAGTTTGGTGAATTTGCTTTCGATGAAGTTTGTTTAGATTTTAAGCCAGATATTGTGTGTGATATTAGAGACTTTTGGATGATGGAGCATCAGGAAAGATCTGTGTTTAGAGATTTTTTCAAATGGTGTATCATGCCAACTGTAGATGCATATCCACAAGCTAGGCAATGGATGTCAACTTACCAATCAGCAGATGCGTGTTTGAGTTATTCTGATTGGGCTGGAGAAGTCTTGAAAAAACAAAGCGGTGGTAGTATTAATTATTTAGGTTCTTCTCCACCTTCAGCGCACGAAGCATATCAAATATTACCAAATAAAGATGAAATAAAAAAAGCATACGGCGTTCCAACTGGCAAAAAGATAATTGGAACAGTTATGAGAAACCAAAGAAGAAAATTATACCCAGACTTGTTCAAAACATTCAGGCAATTTCTAGATTCCGTAGAAGACCCTAACAATTATTTATTGTATTGCCACACAAGCTATCCAGATATGGGCTGGGACATACCAGAACTAATGAATCAGCACGGTATTTCTGCGCACGTTATGTTTACATATATGTGTCCTCATACACAGAAAGCTTTTTCATCTCTATTCAGGGGTGCAGTAACTCAATCGCCATTTACTGGTCAGTTTGGAGCTATGGTTTCTAACGTCAAGCTTGGAGCTTCATACGAACAGCTTTCAGAAATTATCAATATGTTTGATATATATATTCAGTACGCAAATTCTGAAGGGTTTGGCTTGCCACAGGTAGAAGCCGCCGCATGTGGAGTTCCAGTTATGTCAACAGACTATTCAGCTATGGAGTCTGTGATTCGACAACTCGGGGGAATCCCACTAAAACCAAAGGCTATGTATAAAGAATTAGAAACTGGTTGCTACAGGGCTGTTCCAGATAATGATCTAACAACTGAAGAGCTAATAGAATTCTTTAGTAAACCAGAACCAATAAGAAAAAAACTTGGTTTTGAAATGAGGAAAAATTTTGAGAAGCACTTTCAGTGGAGTCAAAGCGGAAAAGTTTGGGAGGATTACTTTGACTCAGCAGAGGTATTGGACGAAAATATAACTTGGTATTCTCCACCTAGATATAGAAAACCAAAACCAAAAGAAAGCATAGATCCAAACCAAATGCCTCAAGAAAGTTTAGCAAGATGGTTAATATTGGAAGTTTTATGTGATCCGTCTAAAGTTAATAGTTTTATGGAAGCTCGTTTAACAAGAGACTTAATGTATCAAACCACAACGTCTGCCACTGGTGGTATGTATTTCAATGAAAGCTCTGCCGCTTTTGATGGTAAAAATTCAAGAACACCATTTGATTTTGACAAAGCTTATGATCATTTTGTCAACCTTTGTAATCGACACAACGCTTGGGAGCAAAGAAGAATTGAGGTGTGTAAAAAATGAATATACTTTACATAGGTCATTTTAAAGAAGGAAGCGGCTGGTCACATGCAGCAATTAATAATGTTTTAGCACTAAATACAGTTGGGCAAAATGTTATCTGTAGAAATATTCAACTGACCAACTCCAATAAATTAACAAACGAGAAGGTCATTGAATGTCTTAGCAAACCAATAAAAGATATAGATGTGTGTGTACAGCATGTTTTGCCACATCACTTTGTTGGTACTAGTATGTTCAAGAATATTGCTTACTATGACGGCGAAATAAGCACCATCAAGCATTTACCTTGGTTCTATTCTTTGAGTTTGGCAGATAGTGTTTGGGTTGCATGTCAAACAAATAAAACCAATCTTGACAAAGATGGCCTAAAGAATGTCAAAGTAATACCGCACTGTTTTGATGTAAAAAAATATAACACGGAAAAAACAGTAGAAATGAACAATGGCACTAAGGGCCACTTTAAATTTTACACTATTTCTGACCTAAACGACAGAAAGAATTTAGAATCTATCATTAAATGTTTTCATAGCGAATTCAAATCTTATGAGCCAGTAGAGCTAGTATTAAAACTTAATCAGATAAACGTTCCGGCGAACGTAACAAGAAACGTCATAGCAGAAAAAATTAACAACATAAAACAGCGGCTTAGAATATATCCAGACATGAACTCTTACAAAAATGAAATTGTAATGTGCGATTATTTGAGCAATGAAGACATGATTAATCTTCATAAGTCGTGCGATTGTTTTATTCTACCTTCTCACGGGGAAGGATTTTCAATGCCATCTTTTGAAGCTATGTGTTACGGAAACACTCCGATATGTAGCAACGATGGTGGCCCTAAAGATTTTATAGACCAACACAACAAAGACACTGGGTATCTTGTTGACGGAGTGTACGATGTGTGCGATAGTTCAAACGCAGCGTTTAAAGACATAAATACCGGACTTGAGGAATGGTTTCACCCAAGCGAATCTGATATTAAAAATGCTATGAGATTCTATTACGAGAATAGAACAAAAATTAACAGAGAGTCTGGCAAAATTGCAGCAGAAAAATTCAGTCTTGAAAATATTGGAAATCTAATGTTGGAGAAAATTAATGAGTAACACGCAAACAAAGAATATATTCTCACTGTATGCAGATACAAAGATACCAATCTTAATAATGCCTCATGGGGAAGATTTTGATTTAGCTCTATGTGACCTTGGGTATGAAGTTTATAGAGTTAATATTGGAGAAGAATGGAATCAAGAAATAAATAGACCAGAGAATCATTACATACTACCAATTGGTGAAATAAAAAAATGTATAAACTATGCAGCTTTCATAGTGCCTTGTCACAAATATGAACCAAAAATAGTACAAAGCATTTCAGATGGTCTTAATATACCAACAATACAGGTAGACGACATAGGGGCGATAAAAGATGGAGATCCAGTTCCATTCGGTTGGGCCAAAAACATAGAACCAAGCAATCCAGAATTTAAAAAATATTGGTCAGAGCTTTTAGAACAACATATATACGCGAGGTTTAAATGAAAATTTTAATTACAGAAAAGTTAGATAAAACTATAGACGGCTTCAAGGTTCTGCCAATTGTGCAATCTTGTGTCCAGCTTATAAATATTCCAAGAAATGCTTGTGAGTATTTTGTGATAGACGAATGTATCGATCAAATAAAAGATAAAGATATACTGAAAGAAATCTATACAAAGATAAGAAAAGACGGAGTTATATCAGTAATTGGAAAAGATATTAATCTATTATGTCAAGCACTGACAACAAGAACGATAAATGAAGAACAATTTTCTGAATATGCTACGAACCAAAAACAATTGTGGTCATTAGACAGAATTATTAATGAACTAAAGTTGTGTGGATTAACAATAATAAACTCAAGCATACAGGGTCTAAATTATGAAGTATCAGCAACACGGCAAAAAAATTAATACAAGTTGCCAAGATTGTGTCTTTGCTCTGTACGAAGAGAATACGCAAACTGGATGCGAATTTGACAAACTTAAAGAATATGATTTAATAGAAGCTTATAACGAAAATGGAAATTTTTATGTTCTTGATGGTCTGTGTAATTTATTAAGACACAAAGAGTGGAATGGTGGACAAAAAGATATATCTAAATTAATGTCTGAGATATCTTTTGACTTCTTCGTAATTATTGATGGCTTTGCTCTTGATAGTATATCTCTAAAAAGAATAAATATAGAGTATAGATATAAAGACAAGTTTTCGTTCCACATAATTGGCCCACCGTCAAAGCAGAAGGATTTGCTAAAATTAAGAAAGAGGCTTGGGTGCGAAGCAACGATCAGTCCTTATAGCTCATATGTAAAACACAAGGTATTGTCAAACAAAAAATATTCTTACTTTACTCTCATTGATAATCCTAAAGCTGTTAATCTTAATCTTGGAGATTTCAATGACGAATACTGCAAGGTTAAAACAAAACCAACTCATTTAGAATTTAAAGGGCTTGAGTATACATCTTGTTTGCTATATCATTTGGTTTCATACAATAATGGTGAGATGTTATTTGACAAAAATATGGATGAAATAAAAAAATATGCCAAATCCAGCGACCAAGAAAAAGAAACAGAAAATAAGAACAACTGAAATAAAGAATAGAAGAAAAGCTATTAATGAAGAATTTACAACCTTCATTATCATTGCTGACTCTCCTATTTACAGAATGAAGTCTTACGGACCAGTTCCGTTAATAGAAATAAAAAATAAGAAACTTATTGATTATCAGATAGAGGCGATCACCAAAACATACAAAAACTACGAGATTATTCTGTGTGTTGGATTTGAGTCAAACAAGGTTACTAAGTACATAAAATCAAAATATAGTAAGCACAACATAAGAATAATAGAAAATACAAACTATCAGGATACTAGCTCCTGTGAATCTTTAAGACTATCTCTAAACAACACAACGAATGGCAAGGTGTTCATTATTGATGGTAATCTTTTTTTTAACTACAAGATATTAAAGCTTAAGAACAAAGAGGACAATATAGCATATGTTACAGAAGGTCAGTCAAAAGACTTTGACATAGGAATAAATATTAATGAACATAAGTGTGCAGAATTCTTTTGCTTTGGGGCCAAACATAGCTGGTCAGAAATATCATACTTGGGAGATATGCAAGCTGTTAGCAGCTTGAATAAAATATTATACAACGACACCTTCAAGCGAAAGTTTATATTTGAAGCTTTAAACGCGATTATAGGTATGAATAAAATCAAGTTCACGGTTGTCAATCATAGCAATGAGATATGGAAAATCAACAAGCCAAGAGGAACATAGAATGAATATTTTAATAGATAATTTTGTAACAAAAGAAGATACTCAGTGTCTATATCTCTATCATGAGCTAAAGAAGATGCAAGACGCGAATGTGTATTATTGGCCGAATAAAAATATTAGCACATATGATATTTTTGATGACACAAATCCTGATATATTTATATCTCATGTTGGCGCTATTAATTTTGAACTAGCCTCTTACCTTGATGATAATAAACAAAAAGACAAGTTGATAATTGTTTTGTCAACATATGGGGTAACTCCCGAATCTATAATCCAACTAGAACACCATGTAGAAAAAGAGCAAAAACTATTTCTTATGCATGAAGGAAAATTAAACAGCAGAAAACTAAAGACCATCAAGGTTAATCAATGTGTAGACCCTAACTTGAAACAATTAAAATTTGAATACAGCAACATTGATACTGGTTACTTTGTGAAGAGTAATTCAGACATAAAAGAAAAAAACGGATGCTATCATCATATATCTAACATAGCTGATAATGCAGACATTTGCTTAGAAGAGAAAAGTATGGGAAGTATGTATAATAATTACAAACGCATAATTTTTAAAAATCTAAGTCAGTTTAATCAGTCGTTCTTCGATGCTATATATTACGGCGGTGAGGTTTATTACACATCTGATGATAAATCTATTGATGACATAAGCGAAAAAATGTTTGGACAAGTATTAAACATAAATAATAAAAGCGTAGATTTTGATAGAGTAAAAAACATCGTCAAAGAAAAACATATGCCAAAGAACAGACTTAAAACTATAATGTCACAGTTACCAATAAATCAAAACTTATTCAACAAGGTGGATCAATGAACGTAGGATTTTATTTAAATCATTTGTCTGACGACGAAGTTGTTAAGGGGTTGTGCGAAGAAATTTACGCTGGACTTCAATCTGAGGCAATAAAAGATGCGGCGGTATTTTTTGACAATGCTGCACCCTGTAGATTCAATATACCGTGTGCAACATATAACTCTTGTGATATGTGGTCTTTTGAAGGGAGTTTAGTTGTGTCAAGTCAAGCCGCTTGCGCAAAAGCTTCTAGTATAGTAAACAATACAAATATATATTACTACTACGGATTAGAAAAGATACAGCCAATACATCTACTTACAATGAAAAAAGTAAATGTTATATGTAACAACGACGAGTCTTACAGAGAATTTAAAAGATTAACAAATTCTGAACCAAAGGGAATTTCATATAACTATAAAGGTATCATAAAGGTGCTGCAATGAATGAAACAGAAGTAGTCAAGCTGTATACAAAACAAAATAAAAGCACATACGAAATAGCCGAACTGTTTAAGACTTATCCAAATAAAATTAGGAGAGTCTTGATTAAACATGGGGTTTCACTGAAGGACAAAAGCCAAGCGCAGAAAAACGCACTAAAGTCTGGAGCAGCAAAAATTCCAACAGAGGGTAAGAAAAGAAGCAAAGAAGAAAAACTAAAAATAAGTTCTAGCCTAAAAAAGAGATGGGATAATCTAGACGAAAATACATATCAGAAATATGTCAATATGGCTAGACAGCGTTGGAACAATATGTCAATAGAAGACAAAGAAGCAATGAAACATAGTGGAATGAAGGCAATCAGAGATGCTAGTAAAAATGGATCGAAACTAGAAAGATATATAGAATATGAGCTATCTGCATCTGGCTATACCGTTTTGATTCATCAAAAAAACATCCTCCCAAACCGTTACCTTGAGGTAGATTTGTATTTACCCAACCTGAAGACTATAATAGAAGTAGACGGGCCATCTCATTTTCTGCCAATTTGGGGCGAAGAAAGACTGCACAAACAAATTAAAGCGGATCAGGACAAAACGGGCTTGATTTTGAGCAAGGGTTTCGTTATATTGAGAGTCAAGCATGTCAAGGACTCTCTAGCCTTGGCTACTAAAGAAGATCTTAAGAATAAGATTTTAGGAATATTGCGTGATATTGAGTCAAAATTCCCAGAAGAGTCCAAGAGGTACATTGAAATTGAAGTATGAAAGGAACTATTATGTTTGTAGAGTCAGATGAACAAGACCTTTTCCAAGGAGTTGAAGAATTGAGTACACCATCAAATACAGATACGTCGGTTAAAAATGTAATTCTAGATGATGCCCCCTCCATGTTGTCTCCAGAGTGGCACGATTACGCTATGACGCTGTTTGCGGAGGATGAGCTAATGAATGGCCACCCTTTAGTAAACGGGCTTAGGAGAGTCGCAGAGCTTGTTCTAGGGCCAATCGCCTTTAGTGGTCCAACTTGGGTCAAACCAACAGAACGAGACGATCATCACGGTCGCGCAACTGTCATATTTACAGTAGAATTTGCAAACGGAATTAAGTGTGCAGAAGTGGCAGACTCTTGGGAAGGTAATACAGATGACACATTTTGCGCATTTGCTGTCGCCATCGCTAGCACTAGGGCAGAAGCTAGAGCGTTGCGAAAAGTGCTAAAGATTAAGGGTGTCGCAGCAGAAGAACTAACTAAAAAAGACACAGCAAAGATTGTTCGTGATATTTCCAAGCAGAAAGAAAGCACATCTGGGGATTATGACGATCAGGGTAGGATGAGCGATGCACAATATAACTTTATTGATATTAAGTGCAAGCAGCTAAATATTGACGGAGGAAAGCTATTTAAGGAAGTGTTTGATGTCGATCAAAACCGCAAGGTTTCTAAGAAGGTCGCCAGCGATATCATTGATCGTCTTAATGAATATCAACGCGACAAGGGTTCAATCCCAGAAAGTATTATTGGCTATAACGAAGAGTGGAGATCATAATGAAGCTTTTATATACAAGTAAGAATGGCAGACTACAGGTAGAACTAGAAGGTGAATCACAAAGAGATCTATTTTCAGAACTAAATAGATTTCAAGAAGTCTTTGAGGAAACTACCTGCGGAAAGTGTCAGGCTGATGATCCAAGGTGGGTTGTCCGCACAGTAGACGACAACCAATACCATGAAGTTAAGTGTGGTTCCTGTGGGGCAAAGCTTGCCTTTGGTTCACACAAAAAGGGTGGTGGGCTATTTCCCAAGCGTAAGGATGGTGACACTTGGCTACCAGATGGTGGCTGGCAAAAGTGGAACTCAAAGACGAAGAGTATGGAATAAAAAAGACAGGGGGCAGAAATGCCCCCTTTTTCTTTCAATTTACTACTATTCTAAATATTCCATTGTTACGTATAAGCCGTACTCTGTTTTGCTACCAATAGTAACGGGTTCAGAGCTTAAAGCTAAATACCAATCATGTGTTTGAGATTGATGAGAAGCGCCATCATAAGAACTAGCACCAAATGATGACTCAGCTTCTGATAAACTGTTTGTGCCACCATCGCCGGGGGAAGGTGTTAATTCCATGTCTTCCATAGCGTTGGATGGGTCAAATTCAAACCATTTATTGTCATCTGGATACGCTCTGTGTGCTAGCTGTGAAATAGTCTGATTATTGTTTGGATGTCTAGCTTCGTAAACACTTGTCACAACATCTACGGCGTGTTCGTCTATGTTCTGGCGATTAAAAATACGAAGTTTGCAGTTTTGAACTCTAACAGCAGTGGTTTCATGCTCAAATCTGATGTTTAGTGGGCATGACATATTTGGTAAACTGCTTAGATTAGTCGGTGTTCCACCGTTGATTGCCACAGTACCCTCAGTTTCAGCATCTCCAAGAATGCTAACAGCGGTGTTATTAAGCTGTACACCCTGAGCAGTACCAACATCATTGGTTACATATGTCTGATTTTGCTGAGATCCAACAGGAACAGAAACTCTAAAACCGTTCCCGTAAAAACCAATGCCAGATCCAGCAGCGTGATCTATAAGGTTTGATGTGTCACTAACATCGCCACTCTGTGGCTTCACGTTAGCATAAAATTTAATTGAAGGCATCATATTCTCCTTGTAAATTGAAAGAGTTCTAGTAATATATACACGAAATTAGCCAGCACCTATGTCTAAATCTACGTATTGTGTGTATCCAGCTGTTTGTGACAGCGGGACCAAATCTACGTGTCCAACGTCATTGGCGTAAAATAGGAATAAATCATATAAATTGCTGGCATTTGGATTGGTGATTCCTATGGTTGTAGACTTGCTGCCATACAAAACGCCGTCTTCACCATTTGATTTTGGTAAACAGTTTACTTCGCCATGCTTTTTTGGATAATTTGTCTCATACAGTTTGTCATACACAATCCCAGTATGGAATAATATAACTGCATCATTTATCCTAATTGGAGCGCCATACAGCGTATTTTCTGGATTTTGTGGATCAGCAAAAGAAATCGAGAAATCTGACGGTAAATATCCTTCGCCCTGCTCTATTACCTCAAATGATTTAATAGATCCAGCCTCTGCTTCTGTAATTTTTATTTTTACAGAGTTTGCTTTGCCAAGATTTTTAAATTCTGCTTCGCTGACAAAATTTGTACCACCCTCAATAATTGTATAATTAGACGAATTGATACCAATAACACGACGCAAGTGCCTAAAGCCAAAGTTTTCATTAACCATCATGCCTCTGCACACCGTATTAACCCTCCATTCCTCATATGGCCTTAAGATTGCCAAGGTTTCCTCATCGCTTGGCCCACTAGCAACACCTCTGCTATTTATAAGTTGACCAACTGAAACTATCTGATTGTCTAAATCTGGCTCAAGAGGATTTCCAAAAGTGGGAACTCTAAAATCTACATCATAACTTATTGTATCTACTGTCCTTTCATATTTTATTGCAACAAGACTAGACGTTGATTGGCTAGAAGGTATCCAATCATCTATGTCGGCTTTCACCCCTTCGTCTATTAATGAAGATTCCGCAAAAGTTGCTAGCTTACCAGATGTAAAATGTAAAGGCTGGAAATATCTAACATCATAAATAGTGTCTTCGTCTGGCCAGTGGTCATATATCTTGGCGCGAAGCGTACTACCACCCCAAACATCTGGTAAAATGGTGCTTTGGCTTCCCCACTGTGGAAAACCATATGTACGTATCGCGTTACTGCCTCCACCAAAAGCAAAACCTCCACCAATTGGCAATATACTAATTGGACTAACTTGGCCTCCAGTAACGCTAGTAAATTTAGGTAAGCCGAGATTGTAATTAGCATCAAACTGGACAGATGCACCACCGCCAACCTTGATAGTATTTTTACCAGCTGTAATTCCTAGTAAATTAGAGCCTTCATACGCTTCGCCTCTAGGATCTTCGTCTATGTCAAACGGAGATCCAACAGGTACGCCAAGCGGCATTGATCTTGGTTTTTGTTGAACTTGCTGGTCCCAAGGTATTGGAGATGTGTATCCATCTGGAACGATTAGCCCCTCTCTGTCTTTCATTGCGCCAAATATTTGATCGTATTTATTTATGCCACTATCTAAAACAGAAAATGCATCACCGCTATTTTCAACCATAGCCCAAGAAAGTGGAATGATTTGTAATTTATTTTTTGTTACCGGCTCAAGATCGTAAAACGAAGAGCCGTCTCCAGCTACACTAATCCAAGAATATCTCTCATTAGAATATCTATATTGGTTATACGCAATTGCGAAATTGTCGGTCGTGGATTCAATATCAGATAAAATCCTAAGACTTTCTATTGGTGAACCATTAACGCCGAATGGAGATGCGTTTAAGGCTATATCTGCTGGAAGTTGATAAAAATTAAAATCAAAATCATCATCAAACATACCCCCAGTAGTACTTTGATCATAATCTGAGCTTGTAATATTTAAACTGGGATCACTACCGAAAAAGCTTGTGAGTCCATTGTATTGCACATCTATGTTTTTGTCATTAATCGCCAAAGTTCTACTTGAGGCAAAACCCTCTGGAAATAATGGCCCCCACCAAAGACCTATTTCCGACATAACTTCTGCGACAGATGGAGCTTCTGAACCGTTTGGTATAACTCTATTGTTTCTGCCTATAATATTTCCAAGCTGATTTGTTCCACCCATATGAGATCCAACCATGTCAAAGCTGGTGGTCTCCATATATTTTGTACTTGGAGTAAATTGTATATCATCTATATTTTCTGGAAAATCTGCTTCTGCTATATTAACATTTTCAAGTGAGACAGACGGTGAAGCATTAAGCTTTGCTAATAAGTTAATATCATTGATTCCGTCCATAGATAGCGCTTCATCTGCAAACAAGTTGTTGAGATCTCTATAAAACATAACTTTCATTCTTGAAGCGTAAGCATCTCCAAAAACAAGGATTTCATAACCGCCGCCATCTCCAGTTTTGTAATAATTATCATCTAATAAGAATGAATCAGAATTTACCATCATCTTTTTGAATGACCATTTGCCAAACTTAAGTCCCGGAGGTTCTAACGTTTGTTCTCCGAAGTCTATTAGTATCCACTCGTTGTCTATTAACATACAAAGAACAACGTCGTTTTGTTTAAAAGATTTAGCCGCCCTATTTACAACCCTGATTTTTTCTTTTTTGAAAGAAGTCTTATCTATGATATTTGGACCAAAAGTATGCGGATTGCCATTATGAACTGTCATCGGTATTGCAAAACCCGTTGTAAAAGCAGATGTATAATATAACGAATCGGGATTATACAGATCAGAAGAAGAAAGATTGTCAATATTATTCATATCGATCTGTGGTATCGGAGCGGGGTCAATGTCTTGTATCAACCTTGCTAATATTACTTGTGTTCCAGACTCGAAATACCCAAGACCTTCATTGTATGATAATCTCAATTTGGCAGCAACTTTTGCCGATTGGTCATCTTGATCAATACTAAATTTGCTTTTATTCTGAACTTTGTAAAAACCTATATTGTCTTTGTCTTTTTGTTCTTCTGTAAGTCCGAAGTGGTATTTTCTTCCAGTTGGTATTCTTGGTATGGCAGAGATTTTAGGATCTCCATTAATTGCCAAATCTCTTGAATTATTTCTCTTTTGCCTATTCTGAAAGTGCAGCTTGTAAAGTGGGCCGCTGTTACCAAAAGGATAAAAATGAATACAGCCGTGTAAACTTTTTTGGACATCTTTAATGATATTTAACTTATCTTGATTTGCGGCGTTGATAGTATCTGCTATCTGAGACGCATCGTGAGCATCAACAAGTTCAGTCAAATTTTTGTTATAATCTTTTTTCTCATAACTTCCTGTTTCTTGATTAAACAAAAAATAGTAAGAAATTGTTTCACTTTCATTTCCGGTGATTTTATTTTGTATATCTCTTATGTCTTGAGCGTCAAACGAATGTGTGCATTTAAAGGACTGTTTAGCTAAATTGTATACCGACTCATCAGACAAAAATTCATTGACAGCATCTTTTGAAAATGAAACAATGCCTAAATTATTGCAAGCCAGATCGTCTGTGCTGTAAGAATGAAATCCAGCATTTGTATTATTTAGTAATCCTTTAAACATATTATTCCTCGTAGGTTGTTAAATCGTCTTCTGTCGTGTTTGCAATATTAACTTCGGGGTAAAAGTCTTTTCTTGTTTCATGGAAAGAATCTTTTTTATAGCTCATATTAATATAATTTGGATCGTTTGAAATAGGTGCATACATATCTTTCCAAGATCCACCAGCGGAATTAGAGAAAGAAACACTGGCAGTTTCAATAGAGTTAAAATTTTCTGATATCAAGCCCGTATCGTTTAGAGACTGAGCAGACATTTCTATGCCCTGTCTAAAGATATCTGTTGACTCTTTGGTGTCATAGTTGTGACCTTTTGTTTTATTTTTTACCACAGAGGCAACTATGCTGGTTGGATGGCTACCATTATTTTTACTAAGTAAATATTTATTTGCTTGTTCTGCATTCTTGACATCTTCTTCTATTTTATTGTAAAGTGTTTGATAGTCTTGATTCTTTTGGTTTTTAGCCATACCCTTTCTAATTAGCGCATTTTTCTCATCCCTCAACTTTAACTTTTCTCTTGCCGTCTGTTGTAATTTATGCTGCCTGTATTTGTGAAGTTTACCAAAACTGACAGTATAAAGATCTAGTTGAACCGTAGTGTTAATGCCAGCGTCAGAAATACTAACATTTATATTAGTTACAAGTGGTCCTTTGGACTTTAATTCTTCTGCTAAATAAACATTTTTTGGAGCGTCTGCATAACTAAATCCACCCCTTTCGGACAATAGAAGTAAATTGTTTGCAAACTCAGCTTGAAGTTTTCCAGCCTCGTTTAACCCCTTGTATCCAGCATAATTCCAAGGAGAAAAATTCTCATCCTTAATAAACTCTACTGGTCCACCAAGCTCTATAAATCTTTCCGGTAATGGAGCGCCTTTATTTTGTTCGTCTTCTGTTCGTGTGTCGATCCACTGAGAACCCCAAGGACCATAACACCTTTCTGTAGACCTTAAAGGTAAAGCCACTAAATCTGGAACAACGGGAGAAGGCACAGTAAAATCTATCTGTTGCGGGAATGCATATTGTAACTTTTCTAAAATTTTAATAGAATTTTTTGTCACTTCTGCATTGCTTTTCTCTCCTTCTTCGCAAGATATCGGTTGATCTAACGAAGCTGGCTTGATACAATAAGCCAATGTTTCAAATGGGCTAAAATTCTTAACAACGTCCATTGTAAGAAAGTGTTTTACTGATTCTGGTTTTAATGACTGATACGGGCCGTCTCTAAAACGAGAATCTTTAGTTGGCTCTACTCTGGAAGGAAGTGTTATTAGAACATATACAGAATCTAAATCTCTGTCATATGAATCTGTGTTTATATATGTTCTTTCGCTTCCTGCTATTGTTTGAGTTTTTGTGGAAAACTCATAAATATCTTGCCCCTTACTAACTTTGTTTGGATTATCAAGGCTTGGGGCAAAGTGAGTTCTTGCATAGGTAGAAACTACATTATAAGCATCCGAATCTTTAATATATATTTCTTTTGGTTGACTTATCTCAGGAGTTCCATCAGAAACTGTGTTGTACACATTGCCTTCGTATAGCACAAGATCTGGAAGATAATAAAATTCTGAATCGATACTACATTTAAGAAACGCTACGCTTTTCTGAGATTCGTCTTGTTTGTTTGCGTCGTAGAAAGTATGAAAATTACCAGCCTCAGAGTCTATGTTATCTAATTCATAAGCGATGTCTGGAACTCTACCGCCAGCTACTATTTTTTCTTGAGTGAAATCATTTTTATCCATAGATCCGAAGAACAAGTTTTCGCTATGATCAAATCTAACATATGCAGAAATTCTATTGTTTGTATTAATAAATTTTGGTAAATCTAAAGGAACTAGTTGATTCTCTAGTCCTGAAAAACCCAAAGCGTCACTTCCTCCAGTTCTTATGGAAATAGATTGATCTGAAGACAATAATTCTTTATATATGTCTTCTGCAAAAAATCCACCTTCTGTATCTGGATAATAATTGAATTCATATTTGTCACTAAATGGATTGTAATTAGAACCAAGCGCTCCTAAAAAGTTTGTTTGATCGGAAGAAACTCCAGATGATAAGTAAGAAGTGATTGGATAAGTTGAAGAATCACATTGTAGTTTATACGATGTTTTAAAATCTTTATCGTGTTTATTTATCGCTTCGCTCGTTTTTGGATACGGCCTGAAGCCAAACGGCCCATTCTTGTATATTTGGTCAGTCTCTCCGTATGATATCTCTTTATCAAAACAAAAATTGACATTTCTTGGTATCTTAACTAAGTATTTTTTACCTAAACATTCACTAGCAATGTTCTTTAGAAATTCATGAACAACCTTAGCGTTCTTTGTTCCCTTTTTGAAGAATTTGCTAAAAGAAGCGGATGTTTTGATGGAGTTCTCGATTCTTTCTTCCACTAAGAATACATTTGCTCCGTTTTTTATTTTTTCCAATATAGAGCCAGCGAGTTCGCTAAGTAACTCTCTTCCTTCTCCTGCATAAATCTTATTTTTAATACTATCCCAAGTTTGATTCACAATGGCTATATATTTTTCTTCGGTTTGGTCTTCTCCAGCAGGAAGAGAGTCTTTAAGTTTTTGTAAATCTGGAGCTATTTGAGTATTCCAATAATATTGTATATTTACTAATCCAGCTTGAGGAATTCCTAAGTTTAATGCTCTCTTATAATAAAGAGGCCAGCCAAACGGAGGGTTGCAAGTTTTGGTTCCTTGCTCGTCACTATTGCCATAGTGCTTATAAACAGACCTTGGAACAGTAACTCCATAGACTTTATCTTGCTCTTGTGGTATTGGATTGTCATCTGTCCCAAGATTAATATCTGTGGGCGATTTGCCACCTCCAGACAGTTGATCGCCATCCATCGGCTCTAAATACACATTATTATATTGCATTAAGAATTCTACCCACTTATCATAACCAGCAAGTGCGCATCTTAATTCAAGCTCGGTAGCAACATAATAATTACCAACACCGTCAGCATCCACTCCAGTGGAATCTAAAAGAATTTGTTGATAAGCACCCCAGCCTCTGGGTGGCGCAACGTGATTGTTACCAAGCGTTCCGTAAAATGGTATTACCTGTTGCGTGATAGCATTGGATAAACGCCATTGATCACCAAGAGATGTCGCTGACTCAGTGTTACCAGACTCTCTTTTTTTAGCCATGTTGATATTGTCTTTGTCGCAATTAGTTGTAAAAAAGTGCATTGTAGTTTCTTGTGCGCCAACGACGAATTTATCAGTAGTAATATTAGATAATTCAAAACCAACATCGCTATTCTTTACATATATCTCTTGGTTCTTTAAGTCTTTAAGATATTCCTGTATGGCCCCTATGGATCTTTGTTCTTTTCTTTCTATTACACCAACGTGTATAATGCCAGTGATTAAATCTTCCTCTTTTGCGGTTTTATTTTTTTCGTATAAAGCGGACCATTTTCCATAATTTATAACTGGTAATAATGTGACATATAGATCAGTATTAGTAATGTCACACATTTCTAGACATAAATCTAAAAGAGTCATGCTGTCAAAATCCAAAGAATAAAAATCTGGTACTGCTGGAAGACCAGACAAATCTACTAGATATTTCAATCCTCTGAAATTGATCTTGTCGCCAAATGACATATCTTTGTATTCTTGTGGTAAATACTCAGCATTTACGCCCATTAACGCATTAACAGATTGAGCAACTCTATAAAACGGGATACCTCTATCTGACCTTCTGGAAAAACCAGTTCCAGTAATTGGAAATCCAGAATAAGATACATCGCTTGATAAATATGAATCTGTTCCACCATACGACACTTTGCCGTCAGCAGCAACGGTTCTTGTTAATACATTTTTGGCATCTTCTCCACCAAGCTCTTCCACGGTGTTTTCACTAGCATTATGCTCTAAAAATCCATATAGATTATAAAGATTGTCTGTCTTGTTTATGGAGCCGGTAAAATTATTTAAGATGAGATTTACACTGTTAAGTATTTCTCTTGGGTCTGAAACTTTTACCGAATAAACAGAGTTTCCCTGCGGGGATCTTGTTTCAACAAATGATTGCAAAATGCCACCAAATGTAATATGGCCTCTTCCGATGTTTTTGTCTTGCTGTACTATAACTGTTCCACTTTTTTCAAAATCATAATATTCATTGTCTTGTAACTGATCTCTAACAACTCCAGAAATAGCACCCTGATAATCTCCATCTTTAATCGTCACTCCAGAAGCCGTAGTTCCACTACCATAAATGTAATCATAAACTCCCAAATACGCTTCTTCTACATTTGCATAATCTTTGCCAAAAGTAAAAAACACTGGGGAACCAACAAAAGGAGGGACAAATTCATCATGCTTACCATTATGATACACATCAACTCCAGAACCTTGACCTGTTCCATCGGATGTATTGTACTCGTCTTCAACTAAATCTATGGAAAGGGTAGAGCTTTCATCGCCAAACCCAGCACTCATCGTAAAATTACGTATAGAAGCACCCAAGAACGTTTGTTGCTTATACCCACGGTCTTGAAAAGTCAAGCCGCCAGTTGAAAAATCATACGGTATATTTGTTTGAACGCCGTCATCCATAATTAAAATCCTCCACCGCCGCCACTGCTGCCGTTTTCATCAGATGGGGCTTCGTCAATATCTGTATTTGGATCTTGAGTAAATGCGCCGCTTGAAATACTTGTTTGAAATACATAATAATCAGAGTATGGATCTAAGTACTTTGTAGCTACTTTAAAGTTTTCTGCATAGTCTACTTTAATAACGCCAAAGCTTCCGGGAGCATAATGTATATAAGGATTAAAAGCTGGGGTGTCGTAAAGACCCTTCGTGATAGCATTTTTTCTTGTTTCATTTGCATTTGATAAAGCGTCATTACTGTAAGGAAAAGAAAATTCCTTTGGCTCTAAAAAAGAATTACTTTCTATATACTCAGAAAATGAATCACCAGAAGGAGAAATAATAGCGTCATTATTTAAGAGGCTATATTTATCTGTATCATGCTTCCAAGTTGATGCGTCTATGTGTACAGCTGGATCTGATGTTTTGTTTGTAAATTCTTGAAAATGTGATTCCCCAGAAGGATACAATACTGCGCTTACATACTCTTCTTGGTTTAGCGTTTCAGTAAAGTCATGCTTGTTGATAACTCTAGGGCCAGTATAGCCAGTACTAGTCCTATCAATGTCTTCATATTTGTTGAATTTATTTAACGAGTTTGGATCTGGAGGATTTCTTGCCATTATGTTTGTCCTGTAATTGGCTCAGGGGTAGTCGAGCTAGAAGGCGTAGGATTGCGAGAATCTTCTAATTCATAAACCCAAGATAAATTCAAGCTATATCTACCTTCTTTCGGGGTCCAATTTTCTGTCGGTGGATTAAGAAAACACTTTCTTAGTGCTGGTTCAGACATGGGGCTTAATTCCTTAACTAGACCATTAATTTGACTTCTGGTTGGTTCGTTCAAAGACGGCTTAGAAAGAATAAGCTTTTTCCTGATGTTAGCGCCGGTGTTATTTCCATAGTCTATATCCGTGTAATCAAAAACTAATTCTATTGATATATCTCTACGATATTCTGTTCTGCCACCAATGTATTGTAGAACTGGCCCAGTTGGTCTTCCTATTACTGGTATCAATGCGTATAAATCTCCCGGATATGTATCATTAACACTGATAACTTCAGATATTGCTTCAGTCACCACGTTTTGAGGTCTGTTATCAAATTGAATATTGTAAGTGATTTCACCGGCAAATTTATCTTCTGACAAACCAATTGAAAGAGGTTGTGGATTTAATCCCGGCTGAACTATACTATTAGCTCGTCTGTAAAGGTGAGAATTTATTCCAAATACGCCTGTATTAGAAACTTCGTGATATTTCTTGAGTGCGTTTTCGTAAGGTCTTGCTAAATTTCTGTCGTCATCACCTCCGTAAAAAGTTCCACTGGGGCTAATTGATGAGACACCCTTGATAGTTCCATTTAATGTAACTCCAACGTATGGACTGTCATTAGAGCTAGATATTGAAGCAGAATAATTTTCAAAAGCTGTCCCGCTACACATCAACCAAGTGTCGGTAATGTTAACAACGCCAGCTGTTTTGTCTATGTTCTCTACTCTGAAATGGTTGTATCCACCAAAACTATCAGAAAGACCTATAACGTCTGGTGCAAAAGAGGAATATTTTACCATTCCCGGATAATCTTCAACAGCATTTGTTAGTATACTTTTTCTTGCAAAGTTTTTTGCTTCACTCCACGCTTCGTATTTTACAAATCCTTCATCACCATCTTCGTAATACGATCTACCAGTAATGCTAACATCTCTAGTTATCCTATAAGATTTAGGTGTGACAATTTCATCATAATTAGTACCAGTAACTCCTAGTGATTCGTCTACTTCAATAGACCAAGATTCCGACATGTCAGAAATAATGCCACCAAAACCTTCTCTAATTGTACTTATACTTGAACTAATATTTGAACCAGTAAAAGATTTATTATCATCAGTAGTCTCTATCAAAGCGGCCATAACGTCGCCATCGTGTACCCCATCGCCGTCATCCATCATGAAGTCTGCTTCAAAAGTAGCAGTGTAACGACACGTATTGACGAAGACGCCATCTTCAAAATTTAAAGACTGTAACTTGGCGTAAAATCTAGTGTCTGGAACTTGACTACCATCTGTATTATTAATTTCAAATCTTAATACTGGCGCTGAAAATAAACCTCTTAACTCCTGTTGTTTAGAAATAATTGTATAAGCTGCGTCTTTGTCTTCTACAGAGCTTGAAGTTCCAGCGTTTGAATTAGTGCCGCCATAAGTACCACCATTGTCAATTATTGTTCCAGTTAGGGTGATCGTGTACCGACCACCAAAAGTTCCCATAGAGTTACGAAGAGACTCTCTCTGGATACCAATAAGTGGGGTTGGTCTAATATAACAAGGGTTGGTTGAAGCGGATTCTTTGAATATCTGTAATATTTTATTATCGGCCATATTAATATCCTCTTGTACGTAGATTCATTTCGCCAACATTTTGACCAACACCGCTAGCGAATAGCCACAATTGGCCGCTACTTTCAATTGGTGCAGATTCTAATTCAAGTACCAAATTCAAGCCAGATTCTTGCACAATTCCATCCACTCCAAAATTGTATAGTCCTAACTTATTATACACATTTGCCGAATCTGCGGCGTTTGAATAGAGATTCATTATTCCAGAGGCTTCATCTGGCCTACCCTCAACTGCAAGCCTGAGAGCGTTAGTATGTATTTTACCAGCCAATATAACACCGTCTACCGACTTGATAAACGGTCTGTGTTGTATGAATCCATATTCTGAGGGGTCTTGACCAGAAACTTCTATAAATATTTCACCTCTTGGATTAGTAAATATTATACCGCTGGCAGTATTGGCCTGTGCGTCGTCTTCAGTATTTGAAATATTAAACAGTATTTCATTTTCTTGAACGCCGCTGTGGCCAAACAGCCTTCCTGAAATATAAGCTTCGCTAGAACGAGTTGCTGGCTGTGGTCTTCTGAGCATTAAGTCATACGTATAACCAGCGCCATGATCTGGCTTGTAAACATCTTCGTCGGTGAATGGGTGATTTTTGCTACCAATAGCAACTGTATAATCTGCGTCAGTTCTTCTTCGCCTTGCAACAGATACAGATTCTCCAAAATGAGAATTTTCAGATCCAGATATGCTAATCAATTCCAGATCAACATAATCATATGTTTTTTGTTTATGAGAATTATAGCCTTGTGGAGAAATCTTCTCTAGCTTATGCCAGTATTTCTCTCTTTGTATAAAGTCATAATCTTCTGAGTATAGATAAACAGCGCCATTGTTTAATATTCCGAGTCCGCTATTTGGAAGTTCTGATCTTACACCAGAAGTTCCTAGATCGTAAACAGTTCTTGTTCTGTAATCAAATGCGTTGCCAAACGCTTTGTTCATGAACAATCCAACCCGTGGATCTTCTTCAACAAAGTTCTGGAAATCATGACCGGGAGCGCCAATAGCTAATATGCCACCGTTTACATCTATATCATAACCAAACCTATCTGTAAATCTACTTTCTGGAAGATCATTAAACAGATCGTATTCATTTATTCCGAGTTCTTCTGGTCTATTGCACACATTTACGTCTGTGTAATCCTGACCAACATTAATACTGTCTGGTCTGAACTTCCTGATGTACTGCCAAGCAGTGGCCTGTTCTCTAATTGGGCTAACACCATTATTATTGTTTTCAAATAGATAGACAGCACCCGCTCCACCAAACGCACTTAGTGTAACCCCGGAAGGAGTTTCATACTGCACTGTATTAGAAATTTGATCCCATTTTACAATTCCGCTTTCTTGGTGATAAGCACTAAATGGAGCGCCAACAAACAATCTATTACCTTGTAGTTTAACGCTATAGCCAAATAGATCGCCGGGATATCCTTCTGGGAATTGTTCAAAATCTAAGAAGTCGTATCCCTTTGCTTTATAAAGCGAAAGATTATCGCCATACGGAATACCATCAATAATTCCACTAAATTGACTTGAGAAATTTTCATGTAAACCGCTAGCAAAAATGTTTATCATTTGCTGCTTTACTTTTTCTGTGTCTTCAATTGGTGGGGCGTCTTCACACTCCCAGACATACTTTGGTCTATGTACATATTCTGGATCATATTCAGATTCATTTCCAACAAAGTCACTCATTGGCAATCTAGTAACATTGTTATTATTTGGATTGAACCTAGAAATCAAACCAGCATGACCAGCAGCACTATACCACTTATATGGACTTCCTCTTTCTGGAGAAATAATCTTATTTCTTATTGAGTAAACCTTGCCATTATTAAGCACAGAGCTAAAGTCTGTAGTCGGGTATAGTGATGACACAAACTCAGATAGTCTAGGACTATATACTCCATTTTCATCAAGTATTCCGCTACCTTGTAACATGCTGGCGTCACTGATAACAGTAATTCTAGACCTGTTAAAACCAGCCAAGAACGGTGAGAAAATTTCTATTTCTTGAGCTACAACCACTGGGCCATCTATAGTCTTAATTTCATTGCCAGATAAATACTGAGCTTGCCATCCACTCTGTGGCTTACCACCTCTATAATTTAGAGCAACATCGAAATCGTCTAAGCAGCCATCGGCAGTTTGATCTGGACAATACTTGTAATGATTAGACCCAAGTTCTCGTAGGGGTGGTTGAATTATAATTTCTTGCTCTGGAGTTCCGGGTATAACAACCTGCACGTCTTCAAACACATCCTTAAAGCCCTTAACTTCTATAATTGGAACAGCATAGCCAGAAGCAAAAGCCATCTTTGCAGTATATGGTAATGAGTCTGATTCATTTAGTGGTAAAAGTTTGGTATCATTTGATGTAATGTAAATATCAACTTGATTTGACCAAGGATAAAAAGGACCAAGATTAATTTCGGCATAGGATGTTGTAAGTTTTTTCTTAACTATCTCTCCGATCTCTTCTGTAAATATTTCTGTATATTCAGAGTTAATATCACTCTGCCCATATGCAGTAATTTTATTTGGCTCAATGAGTTCACCAGTTACGGGATCTTTTTGTCCACGATAAATTTTATTTAGATTCTTAGCGTAAATTGATATAGTAGAGTCAGACTCGATTGGGCTTTGTACATACCATCCAGTTTTAATAAAGTATCCAGAATCTTGTGTTGGTAGCTCAAAGGAGACTTTAGCAAACCCAGAATTATTATAATGGTAATTTATATTTGTTCTGTTTATATCTCTTACACTATTGTCGCCATAGGCTGTAAAGAACTCTCCAATGATCGAGGCAACCCTAGTTGCTCCGTTTAGCTCAATTGGTATGATGAGAGTTTCTTTAAAGGTTGAAAAATCTGGTCTTTGAAACACTTTTGGTTTTTCAGAATAAAACTTAAAGTTTTGTAATTTCTCTGAATTAGTAATAAACGAATGGTATGTATTCTGGTTAAAATCTGGTGGAAAAATAGTATTTCTATTTACGCCGTCTGGAGTATAACTATCACGACCAAGCTCTGCATATTTTCCAGCACCATTTAAATATAGAGGCTTCATAGACAATCCTAGCTTTTCACAAAGCTTAGATGTTTGATCAGCAACTATTTGAGATGGAATTTTTTCATTAATATTACTTAGTTCTGAATCGTGTGCGTAAGTAATAATAAGTTTCTTGTTGCCCTTTCTTAGCCATGTCTTTAATTGCTCTAGTTCTGTGTCACTTGGTAGATGCTTAGTGTTTGCAATCCAGCAGACATCGTAATTTGAATATGACTTTCCTGCACGACCATTTAATAATTCATCTGAAGTGATATCTAAGTCTATGTTCTGAATGTGATAGAACAAGCTATTTGTAGCTATTAAGCCATCTTCAGAACCAGCAGAATTTTTCTTGTAGATAAAGCTGTCGTGATAACCGTCAACAAAAGAAGATCTATTTGTCCAGCCTCCAAGCTGTGCTACGTTGATATCATCTGCCGCAAAGTCAATAGTATCAGAATCAAATTCTTGACTATTCTTTGTTAGCAAATTGCGGTAGAATAAAATAGCATCATCATCGCCTGTAAACAACACTTCTTGAGACTCAGAGGTTACACAGGAAATAAGTACAATTGATGAAGTGTTCTCTTCTGAGAATTTCTCTTCGGCAACAACATTTGTAAACTCAGAAGCTAAAACATTCTCGATAACATCGTCAACAAACTTTGAGTTCTTGCCTTGTAAAATAAATGCCCTGTCTGTATCTTCTGGTTTGAAGAATTCTCCACCATCCGTCCACAATTCGTCTCCGTAATTAAGCGTTGGCTCTCCTATATAATTACCGCTATATTCAGTTGAGCCAGCTACTGCATCCCAATTAAAAACACTGTTTGAATAGTTAGTGCTAAGTCTTAATGTGTTTTGTGTTGGATCTGGCTCTTGTCCCACAACTTGTTTAATAATAGAGATTTGATCTTCTGTCGCTGGTATGATAGCAGTAAACGACGGTGACTGTTCACCAACTGATAGCAATGGAACTGGTGGAACGTCTTGATTTTTGGCAGACCAGTGGCATGTCTTTGGATCTTTATAACAAGGTTGGCCCTTATCGCAAAGGGGTTCTGTTAAACCGGGCAATAGTCCATAAGCAACTGGTATATTTCTTGGAACCCTGTGGAACTGTTGAAGTAAGTCTTGACACCATTCATACCACTGGGCGCGTAAATCGCCTTGGTGTTTAATGGGCTGTTCACATCCAACATTAGCTGTATCATAAGAGTATTCTAAATTGTCCAGTGGGCTTATAAAGCCCCCACATGCGTGATGATACTGAGCCATAGAAGGATCATAGAACCTGATGTCACCAACACCAGAAGCAAAAAGATAAGGGGTTTTTACATTAGTTTTGATACTTCCCTCTGGGATTCTTGCTGGAACAACGTTTGTGTCTAAAGTTGGGTTTATTTGTGCATAGAGATCATTTTTGGCTGGATATATTCTAACTCTAGATCCTAGAGCGTTGAGTATTTTATTAACAACACGGTTTGTTTCTTCATATAAACCGTCAGACTCAAAGAGAGGATCATCACCAACTAATACTAAATTTCTGTCACCATAAGATAACCACTTCTTAAGATTGTCTAACACCTCGTTGCTTAAAGAGTCTTGAGAAGGTGACAAGATAAATAGTAGACCAGCATCGTCTGGAATTTCTGGATCTACGAAACTCGTCTTGACGAATGGAATATTATTGTTGTTTTCAAATATGCCAGAAACAACATTGAATTCTGATGTTCTTATATCATTCGCCACGGCTTCTGGAGCATGATATAGTTCGTGAGCATTTCCAAAAATTCCATATTCAACTACCTTGTTATGTGGATAATATTTTCTGCCACTAAACACTTGAACAGCTCCAGCGTTTACATAAGAAGACCAAGTTCCTTCATGATCTGCCGACTCTATAGTGTTAGTTTGTAGATGAGACTCTGAATCATAAGGAGATTGATATCCACCAAGAGTAAACTGACCAAGAGCATTCTTTTCTTCGTCGCACTCTCTGCTGTTTCTATACCAAACATTTGTGTCATCCCACTGGTTCATGCTATCAGTTGGACAACCAATAGCTAATATTGTTCCATCTTCATTTAGATCTATCGAATAACCAACTCTTGGGTGGCCAGCAAAATTACTTGGATAGAAATCATATGTTCCGTAGCGATTATAGTCGTTGTGGTAGCTGAAGGTTTCTTTGTACTTGTCATTTAGAGACGACTTACGAGAGACATAATTCAAAAATTCAAATCTATACTTTGCGGTCAATAGATCGTAAACTTTGCTAGCAGCACCAGCATCATTAAATCCTTCTTCTTTAAATTCTTGTAATTGTCTATACAGTAAAGTATAAGTAGATATCGCGTTTCCTTCTAGTAACAATTCTTCTTCTGCCTTGTGTATTAACCAACTTTCCATGTTACTGGATATCATTGGCAAATCATTTGTTCTAGAAAGTTCATAAACTGTTGCTCCACGGAAATCGCTATATGGAGAACCTATAGCAATATTTTCCATGTTATCACTTATGGCAACGCTAAAGCCAAAACCTTCATTGGGAGAATATTCGTTATAATTATTTAAATCTAACCCAAACTGTTGTGTTATGTACCATTCAGACCCGTCGTTGTCGTACAGTAAGCCAGAGCTATATGGTTGTTTTTCAAATAAATACGCTCTACCACCGCTTGGTGGCAATGAATTAAATCGGTAGTCTTCTTCACCGTAGAATAATCCAAAGCCAGAAGCAAACAGATCTAGATTAGTATCAATGTTTTCGTCCGAAAGTGTATACTCTATATTTTGTTGCGCGATTGATATCCAGTCTTCTTGAGAAGAACGATCAAACTCTACATCTAAAACAACGCCACTGTATGGAACATTGTCCCAAGATAGTAACCCGTTGTTATAAGAATACGATGGGTATGAACCAAGGAAATCATCAAGGCCGGGAACAATTCTACGCCCACAGCTTGCGCTTTCGTCAACCATGATACCAATAAAGGCTGGGAGATTATTATTTCTAATAGCAGAATTCAGTGGATATATCTGATTAAATATATTTGTGACTTCTTGCTCTATTCTGCTACTTGCTACCGCAACATCCTCATCTCTTAACAGTCTAGTTATTTCATAGCGATGAATAAAATCAGAATCATTTTCATATTCTTGGAATTCGTGGAATGGAACATTTTTGTTTGGCTCAAGAACGATTACATCTACGTCAACTTGGAATGCTGGCTCGGAGAATAGGGCAAAGTAATCATTACGGTCTTTAATCAATGAACCCAAGATCTTTTTAGCAGAAACTATTTTATTGTTCACTATCTTGGTAAAACCAGAAAACTCGTCTGTAACAATAATCACTGCTACCTTAATTGGAGATGTTACTATTTGGTCGAACGTTCTGTCAAATGTACCCCGTGGCGCACCAACAAGTACCATTTCTTTGCCAGAGGTTTCATCTACAGCAATATCTACTGCGTGTCCAAACTTTCGTCCGTAGTTACCAATATCCCACTCTTTAACTGGCGAATTAACGCCTTGAATGTTCTTGTATGTTAGATTAAAGTAATCTCTATGGAAGCCAGATGGCAAAGTTAATATTTCTTCTAGGCTCCATCCAGATTTATCATCTTGATCAGACCAATCATACCCACTTGGTGCTGGCAATCTTCTGTATAAGAAAACTGCTCCAGATTTATCTAGCTGTTTTGTGTCTTCGTACAACGTGTATTCTGGCGCACCAATTGCTAGTAGATCACCACGCGTAACGATATCTTTACCATACTTTGCATGTAGCGCAAATGGGTCTTCACTAAATAGTTTAATGCCGCTAAAGTTTACTTCTGAATTACTACCATATTCTACTGTGTCAATAACTCTTGGTAATTCAACTTCTTGGTTTGATCCAGCATATCCCAACATATTAACAATATATGGATATGATGGAATAAGTCCACCGTACTTTCTTGCTCCATAATAATTCTTGTCGTAGCCAACATCAATATTTGTGTACGTATCTTTAGCTCTGATTACGCCACCAGTATGGCAGTCATCTGAAGTCCAGTTTATCTCATGCGTGTTTATGTCTGGGTTGGTGCATAATCCAGTAACATCACAGTCGCCATAACAAATCGTTACAACGCCTCGTATTTCATCATCAGAACTAACTGATAAATATTTATCATCTGTAACAACAACGGCAGAACCAATGTTTTCTCCGTTCCACTGAATAATTTGTTGCTGAGTATAACTTATATCAAATGCTGGATAATTAATTGTATAAAGATTGAGCGAAGCCTGTTCTGAGTTTGGTGGGATGGGTTCATAGAAATTTGTTAGATTAAACGTCTTAGCAGTTGCCGAAAATACGTCCCTCTTATATAGCATCAAATTCATAGCAGAAGAAGAAAGTCTACCGGAGTCAATAAAGTTCGCAACGTCTACTCTGAAATTAATAGAGTTGTCTATATTCTTCTTATTCCTAGTGCTACTAAACGATGTTAGCTTTAATGTATCCTCATAAGATGGAACAACTTCGTCATTGTAAAGATTTAAGTTAAATAACTCTACTTCTCCACCGCCGATGGTACTTAAGAAGAATCCAAAGTCTCCATCTGCTCCAAACAAAGTCTCGTTTTGGTATTGTCCAAAATTGCCAAAATTATCAACAGATTGATGACCAAGTGAATACAAGTTCATTTCTGCTTCTGGCCACAGCCCACCAGAAGCAATAAGGTTCATGTCGCCTGACGCAACTTCTGGAAAATACCCATCAACAAAAAGTACTAAGCCTGAAGGGACTCCAACGCTAACATCCTGATGACCTAAAACATTTAGATTAAGATCACCAAGTACTGTATAATCTCCGCTTGTTGACAATAAAAGTTCTTGATTGGTAGACGGTAGATGTCTTAAGCAATCTTTAAGTCTAATTTCTGCTGCATGTATTCTGATCGTAGAATCAAACGCAGAACCAGATGGGTAAACCACATCATACTGCAAGAACATGTCATTAATGTCTGAAGAATAATACTTATGATCAAACTCTTTGATGATATGCTCTTTGCTTGTGTTGAAAACTGACCAAGGTTCAGATTCATCAAGCAAACTATCTTTATTGAACAAGCTTGAGATTTTTGTAATACATCCACTTGGGGCTAAGTAGTGAATATCTCTGTTGATTAAGCCAAGAGACTTATCAGCGCCGTCATATGACGGAACTAATGATTGAGCATATAGACTAACAATAAGTTTTGGTCCAACTTTGCCATCGTCCCAAACAATCCGATCATCTGTAATGTGTTCAATAACACTATCAACACTAACAGCTTTTTCTGTAAAATTATAGCCTCTTGGTAAATTCTTCCTAATCCTTGGGGCGGCTGCGTAGAACTTGCCGGAAGTTTCTGGAACATCTTCTATATTAAATCTTAAGAAGTCATTTTCTATTTGCGTGTGATAAGCAAGACCGCTTGCGTTAAGCGTTGCTGGCATATCAATATCTGTTCTGGAGCTATATGGCAAACCATCATGTATTAGATGGTGTTCAATGAAGTCTTTATCGTTCCTGTAAGACAATCTATCAAAGTCATCATTGAAGTGACAATTCTTGAAAGCTCCAAGCTTCCAGTTATTAGAAATATCACTATCGATGTAATCCCAAAACTTATCTTTACTAGATCTACTATCGATCATTCTCATGCTAGAAAATAAATCTTCAACTCCACCATATTCTTTTTTGTCAACAATTATATTACTTGACGTTATTGCTCTATCTGAAAATCCTAACTCAGTAATAAAGCCAGCAAATCCAACGCCAGACCCAGAAGAGTATCCAACAGTAACATTTTGATCTGTAGTAATTTTTGTGAATGGCTCTGAAACGCCACGCAAAGTATTGGTATCAAAATTTGAAGGAAGTTGACGTTCGTTGTCTGCGTATAGCCTCAGTCTGTTGTCTGAAGAATCGTATGTTAACAAAACAGAAAGCGGGAATGACCAAAATACTGGACTTAAAATACCTGAGTCAATAACTTTAATAATATTACCAAGATCATCAGAAGCATATCCACATAACAGTCCGTCGCTATAGCCAATTGCGAATTCTAAATCTTCACCAGAGTTGTACTTAGAAACAATAACACTGTCTGTGAAAACATTATTGTTTGAGTCAAGAATTTCATCTGGAGAAAATCTAACGAATGCAGAAAAGTCACCAGAAGGTGCAGAGTTTGTATTATCAAAACTTAAGTGTTTGGCGACACCAGAAACTCTTACAGCAGCATCAAAGGCGTCTCTAATCTTGTAATACGAAGGATGAAAGCTAAAGTTGTGCCAGTTGATAGATCGATAGCCCAGTGATTGATTGTCATATATTGTATTGCTATTAAATCTCCATCCTAGATTTCTGTATATGTCATTCTGTGAAATTCCAACAAAAACGCCAGATAAGTTTTCTCTACGAGAATCAAATACAGCATCATTGTTATAATTTAAGAAGTTATAGTGGCCGCTTGGGAAGGGTGTTTCGTTATAATCTTTAAAGAATGAAAAGTCAAACTCAAGATTAAAGTCATGGCCAAAAGTATTGCCAGAAATGCCCCTCCATCTTCTTGATAGATTTTCTGGAATTAGGAAGTTATAGCCGTCGAGCAAATTGTAAGCGTGTGGTATTTCTGAATTATCTATGTTGTGATTAAAGGCAACGTCTGTATTTTCTTCGTGAGGTATAATCCTCAGTGGCATGTTTGAATAGACAAGTTCTTGGTCTTGCGGAGCGCCAAATGTGTGTAGGTGTATTGCGTTCTGGGGAGCGTAATGAACTTCTAGTCTAATGTCAGAAATTTCTGCTCCAGAAGGAATTGGATAAATATCTAGATATAAGTGTTCAAAATACGGGCTTGAATTAAACTTCTTGTTTGGCCCAAGCTCTGGCTCAAGTTCATAGATCTTTAGTGGTATTCTGTATTCTTGGAATAGTGTAGAATTAATTACTGGCGTCTGCGTCAAAATGTAGTGGTCGCCACCGCTGTTTGCTATGCTGTAACTATACTCTACCGTGTCTGATTTGTCCGATAAGGCTTCAGATGATATACCAAGCTCATCTGTAGGAATAATACTTGAAGATATAACATTTTGATTAACTAAAAGGCCACCTTCGACGTTCTGTAAAAACCCTCCTTCGTGATCTGTTACGAATAATATCTTGTCGTCGCTATACCCAACAACATCTAGTGCATAGTCTCTAGACGATGGAGCTTTTCTAGCCTTAACAATAAGATCAACTTTTACAATGTCTGCATAATATGCGTCATCTATGTTTGTTGATATATAACGAGATCTGTCAAAGCTAACATTAAAAGGACCACCAGCAAAATCTCTACCTTGATAGAAGCTAGTAGTGGTTTGTCTCTTGTCTTCAAATTTAACTATTAACTTTCCAGAATCAACAATTGTTGAATCGTGTAAATTAATCCATGTTGAAAGTGATCTATCTGAAATTTGTTTGCCAAGATAAAGTCCGCTAGCAATATTCTGTGTTAAGTTTGATATAATAAGACTGTCGGGGTACGATGAGTCAGATTGCCAAGTTGTGTCAACGCTTGGATATATATCCGTGTCGAAGTTGTATGGCATAACCCTTGTTGGGAAAATATGCTTAACAATCTTCTGGCCTTCAGTTTGCACCTCTGTTGCAAAAGGCATATAATGTTCTACGAACGGAGCAAAATCCAGCGGCTGTCTTGGGTAGCCACTGTTGCATATTTCAATAGCAGAAATTCTAAGATTATAAGTTGGACTAAAAGCGGATTGGGTTTGGGTAGAAAGCGGGGTTCCGTCTAAGGCTAGATAATCATTAGGACCATCCGTTACTGGAACTAAATGATCAGTACTACAAACAAACTCTTCGTAGCCAACATTAAAACCTTTATCAAAAGGATCATCTAAACATAATACTTCAACATCAAAACTTAACTTATAACCATTTCCATCTTCGTAAACTGGAAATCCGTTTTCCCATTCGTACAAAGCTCCATTATTAATTTCAGGCTCAGTGATATAAGTTGTATAATTTTTATCTATTATTGCAGATTCATAATCGGCATCACCACGGAATGAAAGATCTTTATACTGAACCATCAAATCGCCAGAAGGATCTTCTAGCTTAATATTAGTAATGTTAACTTCTGGAGAAGTGTTAGATCCATAATTGCGAAGCGGAACAGCGGCCCTCATGAAAAGGAAGCTATTCTTAGTCTTAATAAGTGCTGGATTTACTGCGCACTCGTAAAAGAAAGAACCTTCAGTTGCAATAGAAGATGGCTGTATGTATGTTGAGTTTATGTCATCTATTCTTTGGCTTACGCTACCGTGCTGCGTATAGTTACCAGTGAATACGCCCTCGTCTATGCTGGAGAATATGTTTGAACTCTGAATGTTTTCATTGACAAAGCCAACATTAGATATATCACCAGAAGGATATAATTTTTGCTGTGCAACAAAGTTCTTGATTTTTCTTAAAGAGGCAAACTGTCCAGCGAACTTATCGACATAAGAATTCTTGAATTTAGAATTAGACTTCAACCTTGATCTAATATGAAGTTCTGGTATTTGCGTTGTGGCTTTTATTTTACCAGCTTTTTCACATGGGAATTTACTGGGAACCATTTCAGAGTTTGCAAAAGCTCTAATCTTAGAAGATGAGCATATGCGGGTTTTTGCGCCCAGCATGATACCATTGGCTGGACGCAATGAACCTTCACCGCACACTCTAGGAGTAAGGGAGCGAACACCTGCGACGGTCGCCCGTATATTACTAGTTCCACATATTCTTATTTTGTGATATTTGTCACATAGACATTTGATTGACATACATAGTCCTGTTAACTAAGTGTTGATCCTGTCCCCGGTTTTAATTTTCCATTTGGTCCAACTGTAGCATTTTCTATGGCTTCGTGAATTAACGGTTTAACATTGTCTAATATAAACTGGGGCATATTTTGTAATAGTTGGTTAGCATTTAAAGTAACGACCATGTTAGTTGTATCAAGCTTAAGCGTTGGGTTGAAGTTGACAAACTTTTCTACACTCTGACTAAATGTATTCATAGAATTATTTACAGCGCTAAGATCTGTAGCATCAAAACGAAAGTCATATCTTGGTGCTGGTTGGTCAGTTCTTTTTGGATATGTAACTTTGTGCCTTAAAGGGGTTTCTTTTTGTAGCCTGTCACGTTGTTCCATCTTGCGCATTTCATTATAATTTTCTAATGCTTTTCTGTTTTTTTGTTCTTCTGTTTGAAGAGATCTGTCAATATTTTGATCTACTGCATTCTTCGCATTGATGTAAACATCCTGAGCTTCAATTACTTGATTTTGAGCTAATCTCTGCTGTAACGTTCCAGCGTCTATTAGTATTTGAGCGGCTTGGCGAATATTGGAAGCTGCGGCATTAAGCTCTGGCGTAGTTTCGGAGCCAAGCTGCGCACCTCGTACAGCTAAGTTTGAATCTACACCTCTAGCTGTAAGAGCGGCAATTCTTGTTCTTTCTTCTAGTCCTCCCGGTCCAGATATTTTCTGACCTTGGAATTCGTCAATACCAGCATCACGTAACCCCTTAAGGAAGGAAACGCCTTCAGCTAATGCGCCTCCACCAAACTGAGTTGCTAAATCGCCACGACCAAGAGCGACTGCTCCAACGGCTCCCTCTGCGGCCTGTTTCTTGAAGAACGATTCAACGTCTCCGCTTATCAAACTATCTAATGAATCTTTCTCTAGTTGGCTCTTTCTCTTTATTATTTCATACTCTTGTTTTCTGATGTCAATTAAAGCCCTTGCTTGAGCAACGGTTTCATTTGTAATTTCAGCCAGTCTTTTTTGTGCATCTCTTGACTGTAATTCACCTTCTCCAGCAGCTTCTTGTTCTGAAAGTATAGCCGATGTAGCTTCAATATTTTTGATTCTGTTTGCAAAACCGTCTAAACTCGCATTAACTTTTGGCAAACTAGCAACTAATCCAACATTCATTTTTGCGGTAAGGTTTGCTAACTTATCAGCGGACGTAACAAATTTGCCACCGTACTGTGATTGTATCTGAGCGGCCTCCATCTCAATAGAAAGGGCTTGAGTTTGTGCTGCGTATAATTTATTTTCAGCATCTATTCTTTTTTGCAAAGCTTTATTGAGATCTTTTTCGCTTTCAACAACTTGCTTAATAGATGGTGCTAATTGGTTTATAAACTCAGAACTAATTTCACCAAGAGCATTCTGAAAACCGCTAATGTCGCCTTGCTCAAATGCTTTCGTTAAAGCTTCCGATGGGGGATTGTCTCTAAAACTGCTAACAATCTGACTAGCAACTGTTTTGTCAACATCCATACCGCCAAGTTTGTCTGATAATGTCTTTGCTATTTTTTCTTGAGCGGCTTGTAATGATCCAGTTGATTTAAGATCTTCGAAATTTGTGGGTTCCAATTCAGATATATAGTCAGCTAATATGTTCTGAGTAGCTCTCCCGGCTTGTAATTTTTTCTGAGTTTCAGATATGGTTTTCTGTGTTGCTCCATACTCTTTGAGAGTTTTACTTACACTTTCAAGAGAACTCTCAAAATCAGAGTCACTAATATTTGAGCCAGTAGAAGACAGAGCTGCACTTAGTGTATTGAACGATCTTTCTAGCTGTGTACTAGATCCGTCTACTGCTGATAGATAGTTTTTTAAGGCAACGTTGGAAGCTACGACGTTAGCATTGAACGGGCTAAGTCCGAGATTTATTAATTCAAATCTTTTCTTTAATCTTTCTATTTCAGACCCAATATTCGTCAAACCCCTAGCTAGTTCTAATGCTTGTTCCGTTGGTAGGGATGTGATCAACTTCTTGAGAGATGGCGATAATTGATCAGACGATTGTACTACACTGTTTAAATTATTTACTAACGCTGTAGTGCTATTTTTGACTGTGTTTTCTAGGCTTGTTCTAGTTTCACTTAATAATCTTTCTCTGTCTTGTTCTTGGGTTTGTTCTAAAATTCTACCAAGACCCAAATCTTCTTGTTGTAAATTTCTTTGGGCAATATCTCTTGATTTAAGTAAAGTTTGACTAAACCCAGAAGAGAACTGCCCTCCAATAGCAGCAGATCTAAAGCTTTGGTTTATAAATTGCGTTGAAGCCTTAATAGCCTTGGCTTGACTTTGATATAAATCAACAAGCTCAGATATTGGATCTTTTAAACTAACTAAAAAACTACTGACTTCACCAGCTTTAAGTCCAGCGCTTTCTAGCTCTTTCTTAAGAAGAGAGTTAGCCTTTTCAACTGATGAAAAATTAGATGCATCTTCGAAAAAATCTGAACTAGCAACATCCCCTTTTCTAAGTCGGTCTATCTGACTCCCAACATTTTCTAAAGTAAAGAAGCTTGGCCCTACAGTTTTTTGATTTTCTTTAATAACAGTATTAACAGTTTTAATTTGCTCTGAAATACTTTTTACCAAAGGTTCAAAAGCTCTTTCTCCAGCACCACTAAAATCGCCAGAAACTTTCGCCTCTTGAAAAGCACTATCCGCCCTCTCTGAAGCTTCTTGTAAAGCTTTTGTAAAATTCTGAGTTGCTATTCTGGAAGCTGTTTGAGCTTTTACTTGATCTGCTGTTGCGTAACCAAAATTAGAAAGAAAATTTTGAAAAGTATCAGCACCAGCCTCTAAGCCAACAGTCAATGCTGTTGCGGCGACGGCAGCTGCTCCAATACCGGCAATCGCAGCGGTTACTGGGTTTGTAAAAGCCAGCGCAAAACCACCGCCAGCGGCAAGACCTAAACCAGTAGCAACTGTTGATCTAGCACCGGCAGTGCTTGCTCTTGTTGATAATCTTTCTGCCTCTGCTACATTGCCTTCTTTAAGAGCCTTATTGTATTGATTGGCAGAATCATATAAAGCTTCCAAAGCAGATGATGTAAGCATCGCGGAAGCGCCAGCTGCAACTAGCGGACCAGTAAACTTGCCCTTGATAAGATTACCGATCTGAAACTTTTCACCAAGATTTGAAAGAGCATATCCAAGAGTACCAAAGGAGCCAACAGTAGTCATAACAGAATCTGACAAAGCCCTAGTCAAACGTAAAGATGCTCCCTCGTTTTCTTGAACGGCTGGAAGCATTGAATTAAGTGCAGTTGTTACAGCAAACGCAGCAGCGCCAGCCCCAGCAAAATACCTTGATGCTTTATCAATACTTTTTTGAGCAAGAGTTGTATCAATTTGTTGCTGAGTCTGTGTCGGCATAGAGCCGGGATAGCCCAAGCCGCCCCTTACTCCACCGCCGTCTTCAAATCTTTGAACAACCCCACCCTTTGCATACTTGCCAATCTTGTTCATTCTGTTTAATGAACCATAGCCAATCGCTTGGGCAGACTTCTTATTAACAACAAACTCGCCGGGAGTCAAAAGGGCTGGAACAGTATCTGTGCCAACTGCTCCACCAGTAGCAAGCTTTTGCGGTGCTTGTATTAATCCCTGTTTAAGCATATATCTTTCAACTTGTGCAGCAAATTTTCTTCGACTTTTGCCCTTGGAGCCAGACGTTCGCGTGGCGTCTGTGGGAATATCTGAAGGCAAGTTGAATTTACTAGAAACCTCACCCAAGCCTTGAGCAAAGTCAATAGAGTCATTAATCTGTGACTTTCCTTCATACGGAGCGCCAGTTAGGGCAAGCGCCGTTTCAAAAAATGCACCAACAGCATTTGCAAAACCAGCCTTATCTATGAGATCATTTAAAGCTTTTCCTTTGATTGGCGTTCCATCTTTAATATCTCCAGCTAGCTCTTTGGCAAACTTTCCTGAAACATTCTTTACAGACTGCCTTATTTGTACTTCATATTTATCAGAAATCTTTTTATCCAAAATACCATACTGAGTATTAACGACTTCCTTAGTTATTGGCAGTTCTGTTCTTGTCGGGGCGGTATTTCCACGGGGTCCATATAAAGATGCTAAACCAAATGTATATGGTTTATTGTTTTCGTCAACAAGAGGTTCTTTGCCTTTAACTCCCTGTGACGCAGCAGCAATTGGCTTACTAGCTATTAAGGCTCTCTGGCTATTAACAAATTTAACTTGTTGTCTTGTCAGTCTGGAAAATCTTTTATCTCCAATTAAACTTTTTTCTGGAGGCTCATTTATTAATTCATCAACTAATGAGTCAGGGCCATAAGCATGTCTTTGTGATGATACTAATCCACCGCTAGCATAGCGGTTTGCATTCATAGCAGCGAGATTTCCAGCGCCCAGTTGTGCAACGCTACTCTTTCTAATTACAAATTCACCGGGAGTAAGCATCGCCGGAACAGTATCCCTATTACCAGTTCCGGGAACTAAACCTCCACTGTTAAAACCTTGTATGTTACGAGCAACGTTGCCAGTAAAACCAGCCAAACCTTTAGTTAGCTTAAATGCGGCAAGCGCACCAAGTAATGGTATAATAGGCCGTATTGCTTCGCCAACTTTTATTAGACCTTCCGCTAGCGCAAGAGCAGTATTAGCCATTATCTGAAAAGACCTAGTTTCAGATATACTTCTGATTAACGCAGTAAATTCTTCACGAACTTTATCGATTCGTACAGCTAGTGTTTGTTGTGCAGCCGCTGCGTCTAGCGCTAGTGACCCAGAACCTTCCTGAGCAACATTAAGAGCTTCTTGAGCAACACTAAATTGTTGCAGCAAAGGAATAACTTTACCAATCTGTCTAAAACCACCAAGTTCTTCAGCAATCTTGATGAATGTAATATCGCCCTGTTCTAGTCCAGCCAATGCTTGGCTCAACCTTCTGGTAGCCTCAAACGGCCCAATGAACTTCCCTTCCAAATCCACTAACTCAACGCCAAATTGTTTTAGATATTCAATTGTTCTAGGGCGTTGAATACGAGTAAAGATGGTCCTAAGACCAGTAGCAATACTTTCGGCAGATTCTCTCGTTGTAGCTCTAACGCTAGTAAAGAGAGCAATTAGTTCATTTAGATCACCACCAGAAGCTTGAAACACACCACCAGTTCTACGTAGAACTGAAATCAAGTCACCGGCTTCAACAGCGAACTTTCCAGCCACCGCATTGATAGCACCAAGCTGTGCCTCTAATGCTTCAGCGCCTTTTCTAAACTGGTTAAAAATAGCAACAGCGCCTTCAGCCGTTTGCGTAATATTATCAAACGTAGGAGCTAGCTCTGTCTTTGCCAGAGTAGACAGGGCGATTTCGGTTTGCTTGGCATCAAAACCCGCCTGTGATAAAATGCGGGAGACACCTAATAATGAAGAGGATGAAACACCAAAACTAGTAGAAAGATTAGTAATAGTGTCAGTCAAGCCACGTAGGTCTGACATAGTTTTCCCAGTTACCTGAGAAATCTTCAACAATTCTCTTTCAAATGCAACTGCTTCTTTTACAGAATTCGTTAATGAATTAGTAAATAGAGTAATAGTCCTCGTAGCAAGAGCTAATGCAGTAAACCTACGAAAAGATACTTCAAACGCACTACCCATCCTTTTTGCAGATGTGGCTGCGTTATCTGTATCTTGCGTAAGTTTCTGTATCTCTCGCTGAGTTTTGACCGCACCTTTAGCCTCAACGTTGACGGTAACGCCACGCAGTTGCTGCTGAATTTTATTTACAACGGAAGCTACATTATTAGGAGCTTGTAATTGTAACTGTGCTGTGAGGACAAATTTAGCCACTCATATTACCTCCGAGTTGACTAAACACTATCTTCTTCTTTTTTCTTTCCGTTCGATTTACTACTTTGCTTTTTGGGAGTATCTTCAGTGTATTCAGTAAACATGACAAAGTTTCCTCTGTCGTCAACCAAATTACCTTCTGAGTCTACCTTCTCTCCCTTTGTGTTGACATAGTAACCAAGTTCATCAATCATTTTGCCGTCTAAGCTGACCGTATGACCTTGATCATCAAGAAGATTAAAGTTGTTATCTACATAATCAAACTTTTGGAGAAACTGATTTTCTGGTAATTCAGCTTCAAAGTTAGGATCTAGAGAGTACATCATCTGTGCCAATGTGGCGGCGGCGATAAATGCAATCTCATCATCTGCCCTATCACTATAATCTTCTAGATCTTTATACACTTTTTTTCCATTGGCATCATATGTGCATTCTGATACTAAAAAGTCAAACTTCATATTATCAGCTAGAGATTCGGCTGTGTTTTGCTCTAGAGAGATTTTTTCAGCAATTAACTGCTGTAATTCAGATCTTTTTTTCTTGATCTCTACAGCAATCTTTTTACCTTCCGAAGCTTTTCTGCGACCACGAACCCCCTGAAATAAATCCTTGGTAAGTCCACGAATTTCTTCAGCCAAAGTCTTTTCTTTCTGTTTTTGTTCAGATGACCAAATGCCGCGCTCTTCCATAAACTTATCTAACTCTATCTTTGTCATAATGCCATCACGCATATAGCTGTGTAACCACTGATTATAAATAGCATTTGCTCTGTTACTAACAATAGATCCGGGGCGCTTTACTGTGATCTTAACTTTTTTAGCCTTGTCGCCTTCGCCCAAAGTAACCTCTACGGTTTTTTCCTTTTCCCTAGCCATTCTATTCCTCCGATTTCTTAGGTATAACTGGTATGTTAACTTGATATCTTAACCAATTTACGTCATACTGAGCCAACTCAGCATCAATATTACGCGCTTGATTGTTTCCCTTATCCAAAATTTCAGAGCGTACTTTATTGTACAGCTCTTGCATTTCTTTGCTTTGATTGCCGTCACCTTCCCACAAAAAGCCAAAATGCTCCTCAACACTACTAAGTGCGCCAATCATAGTAGTTTGTATTTTCTTCTTAAGAATCTTTGATAGCCTGTCTTTTGAATCTAGGCGATATTTATCATCGCGTATATTCTTGTAAGGTTTATTGTCCATTTTTACTCCTACTTACGAAATTTGTCCTTGTACATTTGCATTTGACGGTTTGATTGATCAATACGCTCATCAAAAAATTCATGTTGTTGAACGCTTCCTTTTTTCTTGATAAGATCTGATCTTTGCTTTTTAATTGCTCTGCCTTGTGCGTCATTCATCGAGTTAATGTTTTCAATTTCTTGTTTATCCTTAGCCATTACAAACACTTCAGAAGAGTTCTTTATCCTGTCGCTTTTTGTAGTAGTTTCCAAGTCTCTTTCTGCCTGTTCTTTTTTACGCTTTTGTGACTGATAAATAAACCAGCCATCTAACATGTCATGATCTTTTATTACTTCGTCTGAGGGCGGCTCCATAGATTCGCCAATATTGTCGTAAATTTGTGACCACACAATCATGTGTTTTTGATTGTACGTTAACTCATACTCCTCTAAATTTTTGAATAACTGTAGTTTTGCATTATCGCGTATATTCCACAAAGATCTCCAAGGCTCATTGATAACTAAATCTCTTATTTGGTGTTCTGAGAGAATTGATTTATAGTACTGAGAAGTAATATATTCTGGGGAATGTTCTTCAAAGTCATACAAAACGTCATTTTGATAAGTAGTATTGTTTATCACCCAGCTTACACGGGCGGCTTCTCCTACGCCCTCACAGGTAGTGTGGAAGTACTGATTTTTCAAATTTAGTTTCTCAGACAATTCCTCCTTAGCTTTCTTTAATTCATGCTTTAATAAGGCAACAGATCTTTTATCTTTCCTAGAATTGTATATGTTTAACTTATGAGAATCTATGTCTTTTTCAAGCGTTTTTACTCTGGCCTCATCATTCTCGTCCCATAGCTTATTTTCGTACATCCAACCTTGTATTTCGTCAGATGTCATTATATCTAAGGACAGTGATTCTTCGTATGAGTCTTGATATATTTTGTTACTTTCGAGTTCCTGTTCCAAAGTCAAGGGTCTTACTTCTATGTTATTTGGTAACTTAAGTTTTCCCAACCTGATCTGACAAACAAAAAACTCCCGCTCATGTTGCTCCATTACAGACCTCATGCGCGAGAGTTTTTCATTTTGTATCCTTGTGAATCCTAATTATTTTTTTACTTATCAGCCAGACTTAACATCTAGATTGTTTAGATCAGCAGAAGCAAAATCTAGATTTAAAGTAAACGTATAAACTTTCTTGAGCGTGTTACCACCAACTAAAGATGTCGCAACCGATGAAGTGCAGTTAGTTAAACCGCCATCAGTAACAGCTTGGTGCATTGTTTCGCACATGCCAAAAACAAATTCAGAAGCTGCTGGGCTTGTGTTACTAACTGGAACATAGCTAACAATACTACCAGAAGGGATGGTAATATCACCATTGCTGATTGTTGGGGTCTGACCAACCCCGTCGATTGTAAAAATTCCACTAAGTGCAGTAAGGGCCATATCATTTTCTCCTTTGTGTGTTGTATTAGTCTATTATAAGATCGTTAAAGTTTGTGTAACTGTATGTCACAGTGGCATTACCACCCCCGGCATCGCCTCCACCATATGTTACAGAAGATAATCTATTCTTAGTACCTAAATCAAAACTTGTGCCATCTTCTAAAAGTATCTGAATAGCTTCTTCTTGTGTATTATTTCCTGCGTTTGGTTCGCCATTAAATTGTGGATCACCTTCTTCATATGCTTGAATTTGATCTGTAGCAAGAGCAATCATCTCAATGTCACAAGTAACTTCAATCGGGAAATTTGGAGCGCGATAATAAGGAGCTTTACGACCAAGTTCTAAAACATCTTCACGGCTGAAGTCTGTTGAAATACTAATATTTTGAACATGCGCACTTGGGTTGCCATTACCATCAACAAAGGTTCCGTCACTAGCTACCCCCGGCAAAGCTGTAGGCAAAATGCTAGAGCCAACGTCTACATTCTCTCTTCTTTGGACGCCACCATAAAGGTTTTCTAGATTTGGTGGAGCGTCTGTGCCAACACCATCATTGTCTTCTGTAAAAGCGTTACCAGCGCCGGTCATGAATGTTGCAGTATTTGAAAAAACCTTACTGTTTCCAACGAGCGTGATACTTTCTGTAACATTTCCATCAACTGGAATATTATAAGATAAGCTACTGAGATACATGCCTGTCATTTTAATTTCTTGAACAAATGCTACATCGTCAACAGAGTCACCCGTTTCGTCATAAACAGCTAAACCAACAACGCATCTTTCTTTTGATCTACCAACTAAGCTAGTAGCCCCCTCAGCCGTAGCTTGTGGTGTAGCAAGAGCGATCAAAGTTGAATATCCATCAAAAACCTTTTCTATGGTTACTTCTACGTCGGGTACACCTTCGATGTTTTCGTAGATTTGAATCTGGCCAAGTTCAAAAACCTGCTCTAGATTGAAGTTGGTAGTTACACCAACGCTTTGTACGCCATGCGCAAACGTAACAGCCCCTTCGGCTAGCGTTTCGTCGTTATATGATGCAAAACCAACCGCTTGGCAAGCATAAAATACTCTTTTATTAGGCATTTGTTCTCTCCTGTGAATTGTAGGGAAGGTCTACAGTTATATACACCAATTAAATGTTATTTTTGATTATTTCCGTCGTTGTTCTGACAATTCCGGCGTAAAAATTAGTATTAATCGTGTCCATGCTCTGCACGACCATGTTTAAGAAAGTTAGTCTAAATTCTGGATAATTTGAAACCATATCTGGATATCTAAGAGCATTTGAGTTAAGGTATCCATATGGATTTCTAGGTAATTTATCGTCCACCACTATGGAGTTACTGTCAAAAGTAATTATCGTCTTTTCGTTTTGCATAGATACTAAATCTACCAGTTTATTTCGTGTGTAAGCGTCTTCAGCAATACAGTGGAAAATAACGTCAGTATATACCCACTGGCCACCACCCAACTGATAGCCCTTCATGGTTCTTCTGGGGATAACTTCTATTGCTATTGCTGGAAGCTGAACGCGCATTTCTGCTGGCAAAACAACTGTAGATGGATTTGTCTGATCTAGCGTGTTTCTTTGTAATTCTCTTATAAATGGAACATTGTCGGCATATATTACATTGACATATTTGTAGCTAAAATTGGCTTGTACTTTACTGCCAGTTGGAATTGGAGTATCAAAAACAACTCTTCCATTATAATGATCAATGTTGTGGGCGAATTGCCCAGTGGTATCATTTGCGTGGAAAACATCATCCACGTAAACCCCGCTAACGCCGGGATGGTCTGGATCTGTACTAACTAGCGGCGGCGGCGTGAAAGATACTCCGCTCTGCCAAACCCAGTTTTTCCTGAATCCTTCCCAAGCCTTTCCAGCTGGATAATTACTATTAGTAGATATTTTTAATTGGCTATAGTCTTGATTTCTTGGAGATACCTGATCTTTTGTTATGTTAAAGAAGTTGCCCTTTTGTAGTAACCCCCAATCAAAAAACTCAACAAGATTATCCTGCAACTCATTATTAAGAGTTGAGTCAAATATAGTATTGAAGCCTTTTAGGTTTAGATAATCTGCCATTATGATAACGCTTTCTTGAATACGTTAAATATGTCTGACTCTTGGCCCTTGCCAATTAACGCCCTAGTTATGAAGTTATTCTGTACTGTTCCAGAAAATTCTGGAGGTACTCGGAATGTGCCAGTTTTAGTCATATGCCCAAGTCTTGATCTTCCAAGTCCAAGTCCGGGTTCGTAACTATAGTTAACAACAATAATCCTGTCGCCTTCGGTTAATAACCAATCTAGCCAATGTAAATCGCCCTTAGCGTAATATACGTGGCCAGATGTAAGTCCTAATAGGTTAATAAATGTTGATGGCTGAAAATATACTAATATGCCGCCATTTAACTTATTGTCTATTCTAGATACACTTGCCGATATTGAATCTTCTACAGCATTTATGATATCCTTAACTGCCATTTCGTCAGCGCCCGGAATCAAGCCAAACTGTCCAGATAATGAGTCGGGTGTGCTAGATCTAAGCGACTGAATTTCTGGCTGGGCTAAAATCCAAGATGATACTAATTTCTTACATTCTCGCTCAATTGAAGGCTTTTTCTTCATTAATAGAACGTTCATTTCCTCTGCTATAGCTTTATTGACTTTTCTTTCTATTGACTGTATGCTGTCTGTAAGCTCTATCACGAAGTTCGCTCCCAGAAACAGGCAAAATACCTCTCCTGCTTAAGACCCATTGGTATGTGTTCGCCAAAGCGGGTAAATCTCATTTCCTTAATATCCTTAATGCCCTTGTGGACAATTAATTGTTTGGCGCTAAGAACTGCTTGCAAGTCTGACATAAAACCTATAGTCTGAATAGAGCCGTTCGGAATATTGAGATTATTATCACCTACGCCTATCCACTCTTTAGCGTCCCAATATACTTTAAGTTTAATATCAGTTAGTGTTTCCACTTCTCTAATAGTCTTAGTCCCAATGTTGTAATCACCCTCTATGATTGTATTGTTAATAGAGTTGATAACTGGTAGATTATTATCGGGATATATAATTTCTTCAATTAGCTCAATTGAAACTAATTGACATATTACTCCAAATATATCAAATGTAGAGTCTATAACATCAAAATATTTATCGAAAACAGATTGTGGAACACTAATAGGCATTATTAACTCCCATCAACAATGTTGATATTTTTGTTTTGAAGCGCAAAAAATGCGGTTAAATATTCTGGAGTTGGAGAAGTAACTGATGCTGGGCCAAAATTAACATCAGTACCTGCTAACATAAATGAAGCTGTTGAACTCCAATCTACACATGTTGCAATAATATTTGTTTCATTAACACTTGTGTTTTTGCAAAAATTTCTCATCTTTTCACTAAGCGTAGGTGGTAAAATCCATCCTGCAAAATTCTGATTGAAAGAGGTAGCGTTATTAAACATTTCAGAACAATCATTTAAACTTCTAACGTTCCAAGAAGAAACTGAGTGATTAAATACTGAATTATTTTCAAACATGGATGCCATATTCGTACAAGAAGCTGTATTCCAAGAACTTATATCTTGATTGAATACTGAATCTTTAAACATTCCAAGCATAGTTCTGGGAATTGCCGTATTCCAAGAACTTATATCTTGATTGAAAAATTGATTTGAATCAAACATGTAATTTAAGTCTACAGCTGATGACATATCCCAGCTAGAAAGTGGCTGACTAAAAGCACAATTACGGAATGTAGAATCAAAATTCCAACAACTAGAAACATCCCAAGAGCTTAAATCTTGATTATAGTTTGAATCACAGAAAGTATAAGCAAGTTCTTGTATATTGCTAGTATCCCAAGTTGATAAGTCTTGAGTAAAAATTTGATTGCCACAGAACAAGAAACTTAAATCTGTAAACCAAGATGGAATTGTTGATGGGACTGATTCTAAATATTTTAATTGATGATCATCATTTAAATATATATTTCTAATAGTAAGATCGTCTTCTGCAAGATCTACAAAAGAAGGAGTATTAATAGCGTAGCCCCAACTTATTATATTTTGATAATACAATGATTGATTTGGATAATTATGAGCTGATGATGTAATAGAACTTGTTAAATCTGTAACAAGATTAGATAAAGTAATATAGTTATTTGAAGATATATTAACTGTTATAAGTTCTTGAGCTACATTAAGTAAAGAGGCAGATATCCTGTTATTAATAAAATCAATAGTACCTTGTCTCGCGTTTGAAGTATCAAAGTCTTTACGCATGTATACAAATCCACCATTTTTCGTAATAGAACTACTAGCAGTTGAAAGATATCCACCATTTGGATCTTGGAAAGAAACTGGTAAAGTTAAAAGTGGCTCCCAAGATAGATTGGCGGCTATAGTTTGATTTTTGCTTTGTGTATTGCCAGCTGAATCAGAACAAGTAATAAATACATTAGTGATATTAGAATCTTTGTAAGGGCCGTTATTTCTAAGATAAAGATTCATTTGGATAAGTGGCTTGTATACTTTATATACGTTGTATGTAAGTCCTAAACTGCTAGCTGTAGCTTCATCAATTTCTTCAACATATTCTAATGCAGTAACAACTTTTTTAATATCATTATTAAATGAAAATGATGTTACCTTAAATGAACCATCTGGCTCTGGATATAAATCTGGAGCTGGAGTTGTAGTGGTGGTTGTTTGTGAGGCAAAATTCGGTAATAATCCATTGTCAGAAGTTTGAAGGCTAAATGTTAGTATATTACCGTTTCCGGCAGAAGATTCTGTAAAAACTGTTATTCTATTGTCACTTTCTAAATATGAATAGGTTGGCCTTGTTGAATTACTATATAAAATTTCATCAAACGCGATACTAGTAATTGTAGGGATGACATTTTGAGTACTGCCTAAGACTTCGCTTAAAGGACCAAATTCGGAAGTGTCAAATCCATAAAATCTTGAATCACTTCGATTAAATAGAATAACATTTGATCCATCGTCTGAAACTCCAACCATATCCATGTTTCCGTTTAGTCTTA